ATGGTACGTATTCTCGATTATAATGCAACTCAGCCACTTGATCGTTTCGACATAGCACAGTCATTTACTATCAATAGCACGCCAAATAGAACTGACTTAGCAAACATTAAAATTAGAATACCCCATTCCTGTGCTGTGCCTAATCGCGTGGAATTAGTAGCAACTGTTGGTGTTCGGGGCATTACTAATATCTCTCAGATCCTTTTTAGAATCTTCCGTGACGGAATAGAGATTTTTAATACACTAGTAGGTATTGAGTCAACTGATTCTGAACAAAACTATGTCGTTACATTTCAGGCGATTGATAGTAATGTAAGATCAGGTTGTCATGTTTACAGTTTAACTGCAGAAAACCTGGCTCCAGATACTAGAGCGGATGTAGTTGGACCCATTTCTTTTAGTGGGCTAGCTATACAGACGAGGCATTAATTTGAATTTTTCGCACCCGTGTAGGGTGCTTTTTTATTTACATGCAAAAGTATCAAGGGTTCATTGCATTTAATTACATTTAATCGCATGAAATCTAATCGTTTGAAGCTAAATAAACTGACGCCTAGTGAATTTAGACGTCAGTTAACTACCTAACTGCCAGAGCTTTCCTTACAGTCTACAAAACAGGGGCTTGCCAAATTGACTTGATGTCCCTCAAGTTTTGATCTTCATTCTATGGAAATCATTTCTTCAAAACATGGGTTATCATCTTCGCAAATTAATAACATAAAAACAAACAGAGATGATCCTGGACATTGATTAAAACGCTGTAAGTGGCGCTTTTTTGAAATTTTTAATTTATTGTGGTTTTTTTGATCGTTTTGATTACCCGATCAACCATAGGGAAGATCGAGAGGTAAGTCTGTTATTAACTGAAATATTATTTTTTTACAGCATGGATGTAATGAATCGTTTCGAATGCAGACAAATAGTCTGTACGATTACGAAAAAATTGATTATTAATAGTAACTGGTGATAAATGTTCATAAATGAGAAAACCTGAGTTTTCTAACATTTTCTCCATTTCATCATAAGAAAAACATGATTTCATTGGCTCACCACTAGCTGAAGCCATTTGAACCATATTTTGAACTCTATTAGACATTCCTTTTTCTTCAAAAAGCTTGTCGTCTGCATAATCAACTTCAAATATTTCTAAGCTGTCGTTTAATTCTGGGTGCCGGAAACAAAAGGTATCTAATCCAGCTCCTAGAATGACATACTGTTTGTATCCGTACCACGATAGACTTTCGTATATTCGAACGAATCATGAATGAGGCTAAAATAATCCCCCACCATTTTACCACTTTGGTGGCTATAGGGTGGGGGAAGTGAATTTTTGGTATTAACACAAATCGTAAAACCCTTTATTTATCAGCTATTACTTGTCATCCATACGTAAAACAGCCATAAATGCTTCTTGTAGTTATTGAGCAACGAGCTGTATCTAGTTGTATTCTACTACATCCTATAACTATTGATATAACAAGGTTTTATAAGAACTGAAATATCATAGTGTATTCTAGTACAGCATGGTATATCGACGTTCTCCCTCTAATTACGGTGGCAGTAGGGTGGCAGTGTTTTTAATGAACTAATCAATGGAACCTTCCCATCTCAATCATTCATTCGCGAAACTATAGCAAAGAATCGCATAAAATGCACCTATTATAGAGGGCTTTTCATTTCAGCCCTCTATCTTCTCTATCCTTGAACATAACTCATGCTGCCAGTCCGTGTCGTTCGTCATACTGGCTATTAAGGATAAGTTTTTGAGTTTTGCGATCTCCCAAGCTCTTTGAGCGTTTGCACTCAGACAATGACTCATTTCTGTCATTTCCGAGTCGGTAAGCTCCCTTGTCTTGTTGATGAACCAAAGCTCTGCCATACGTTGATGGACGATCCACATCTGCACCAGCTCCTTAATCTTAATGGTACAGTGTATGTTCCTGTCAGGAATATATTGCTTGTCCAAATAAAAAATCTTCATTCCAGGAACCAAATATCGTCTATATGTACGTTTAAGGCTTGCGCTATATCCGCTGCTGTTTCTAGCTTAGGGGTTGTCCCATTTACTATCTTGCTCATAGCGCCGTGAGAAACTGGTTTTTTCATCAGCCTAAGTAAATCTTGCTGTTGCATGTTTCGCTCGGCCAAAATCACTTTCAACCGACTTTTTATCAACTATCCTCGCCTCGCTTCCGTAATTACGTTAATACGTTATTACGTGTCGGCTTTGTCGAATCCTTTATCGAGAAAACAGAGGTTTTGATGAATGATAACTAACTGGAGTTGAGAGGGTAAGGTTTACCGTAAGGACATCGTTTGACATATTCAAGAATTTCTTTAAATAGAAGAACCCCCTCCTTAGCTCAATTGTTGGAGGGGGTTGGTATCTGTTTGTAATTATGATTCGATTAAATTTGTGGAGATTGATTTGTCAGGTGAAATTTGGACCTCCCAAATTACATCAGATTGGTAAAATTTTGTCGTAAAAGTCACATAACTGCGAGCAATAGCCGGACTTCTCATAGTACCGCTAGCACGTTTAATGTCAGGCTTCTCTGATTTGGAGTAAGTCCCCTCTCCTCTTAAGTTCACAGTGAAATAATCCCATGAATCAATTGTAACTCCTGATTTATCACGGTAGAGAGTCACATTCCAGGCACCTCTAAATTGAGCTATATTTAGGCCACCAACCCAAATTTGCTCTTTGTACTCAAGCGTAGTTTTACTACTCACAGAGTCAGCATACTGGGTAATCCCACGCGGCTGTTTGATTGGTTTTTCTGAATATGTTTTTACCACTTTATAACCATTTGATAGGTGATATTCCACTCTTGGTTTCTTAGGACCTACTGGATTGGCCTCAGAAAGTCGACTCATTTCTTCCAATAATTCCTTTGAAAATTGTACGTGAACCTTGCTATCAGCCTCCTGAGCCGATACACCACCTGCTTGTACAGAAAATAAACATGCAACCATTACAAAGCTAAATATAGACCTCAAAAAACTTTTCATAATTTACCCCCTTAACAAATTAATTACATAAAATATTACATTTTTTATTATATTTGGAAAATAATACACATACAAGCTTTTATTTTATGAAGATTGCGTATATATTATTATAAGAGAGGACGGTGTAATGAATGGTACTAGTAGTAAGTTTGTTCATGTATGTTTTGATCCCCCTGATCTTAGGAATCATTTGCTATCATGTAAGTAAAAGTCGTCTCTTATTTGGCGTACTTGGTACACTGGTAGCTTCTTTACTTGCTTTATTGATGTTTAAATCTGTTGAGCTTTTTTATTATCCTTTGATTTCGACTATTTTATTTTTTGCATATCATTTCGTGATTAAAAGCAAAACTTACAAATCAAATTCCGTCTAATAAAAAAACCCGCCAAACTTATTGGCGGGTTTGCTGTATCCGGCTGTTCCAATTAGTATTAAAGTTTGTTCACTTTAAGGTATCGCTGATTAGGCTTCCACACTCATTACATCTTCTACAGGTATCCACCAGAAATCCTCGTCGTTTTTTAGCTTGATCTGTTTAAAAGTTGAATCAAACTTATCTACCCATCCCCAAGCGTATTCTATCACGCCTCTGCCCTTTTTTGTTTCTTTCCACCAACTAATGGTTAATGCATAGTCATACTGACGTGAGTCAGATATCCTATAACAAAACTCGGCCAGCTCATCTTCTTCAATGATCGGCTTCTCGATCAGCTTCTTATCCTCATGATACTGACGTAACATTTCTACATGCTCTGGCAAGATGAATTTCGTTACAAGTGGATCAAGAATTTTGCTAGCCATCAAAACATCTCCTTAAATACGAATATATGTTCCTATTTTATTTGATGATGAGAAGACTATGCAACGAACAATTTTTGACTATCTAAATTAAAAAAGAAAATATTTTTTTAAAAATATACAAAATACACCATAATTAATTACATATTTTTCAATTTATGTTTTGTTTTATGAAATTTAATCTCGTATAATGCAAATGTGTCGGCCGACATAGAACTTATTTATGGAGGAAGCAATGTTCTTATCTAAACTTAAACATTTTCTATTGTTAACTTTCACCTTTGCTCTCGTACTGTCTGGACAAAGTTTTGTTTTTGCAAAAGACATATATTCGGATAATTTGATTCCTAAAATGACTAATAATACATCTCCGGAAGGTATTGCTAGTGCTAGTCATCAAAATGAAGATGCTTTTGTAGTATTTGATCGTACAGAATCTCAGTGGGAAACTCCTGACAATGTATCACAAGGATGGATAGCTTTTGAATTCCCTACTGAAACAATCGTTAATAGATATACTTTAGTCGGTGCAAATCCTTACTATATGCCTATGGATTGGAGCTTTGAAGGGTGGAATGGCTCTGAGTGGGTTGTGTTAGATCAAAAAAATAATTTCGTATCATGGGGGAATCCTCCGCGTGTAAATTTTGAATTCAATAATAATACTCCATATATTAAATATCGGATTAATATAACTGATGTTACATCTGACCGCCCTTCACAACCAAAAAGTATCAAATTAACTTCTTTTGAAATGAGTCAAAAAATAAATACTATTCCAGATCCTGATCTAGACCCAGCATCCAAAAACTTGATTCCTAAAATGACTAGTAATACATCTCCGGAAGGTATTGTTAGTGCTAGTAGTCAGAAATATCCTATATCTCCTCCCTATCATGCCTTTGATCATACTGATTCAAATATTGGATGGGAATCTGATAAACCACAAGGATGGCTAGCATACGAATTCCCAACCAAAACAATCGTTAATAAATATACTTTACGCCCTACTGCCTGGGATAAAAATGCTCCTAAAACATGGACTTTCGAAGGATGGAATGGTACTGAATGGGTTGTATTAGATTCGCAAAATGATATTGAAGATTGGAAGGGATACGTAAATAAAGAGTTTATTTTCAATAATAATACTCCATATATTAAATATCGGATTAATATAACTGCTACTAATGGTTATCCAACTATAAATATTCATGAAATGGAAATGATGAACACTAATGCTTCTCCTGAACCAAACCCTAATCCAGATCCTAACCCAGAGCCTAATCCTAATCCAACTGGAAACGCACTCTTAGTTATATACATGGATAGTGGTTTAATCAAAGAATATGAAATGACAAATGAGGAAATCAGAAACTTTACCGAATGGTATGAAGGTAGAGCAAAAGGAAACGGTAGAGAAGCATACATCGTGAATAAGAAATACAACATCGGACCTTTCAATTCTAGAAAAGACTTTATTAGCTACAGTCATATTGAAAGCTTTGAAGTTCAAGAATTCAGCAGATAATAAGATACCCCTTCCTACATACGGAAGGGGTTCTCTTGTTTTTAAGGTATTAATAAGCTGTTTAAATAGAAAAAAACCTTTATTAATGGGGACTAATAACTTTTTAAACTTGTTTAATAAATTAAACTGTAAAAGCCCCGACGCGATGGTTGGGGCCCTTTAGACAGATACCCAAGTAACGGCTACCCACATGATAGCTAATATGCGCTATACTTGCACACGTATACAGAGGGTTTACTCTGTCATTATAATTATAGGAAGTACAACACTAATTTATAACCAAAAATCATTAAAAATATATTAAGCGCGATGCCTACAAAACGACTACCTTACAGGCAGTTTATGTGTTAGATATTTTCACACGTTTATATAGGGCTTACTCGCGCATAATTAACAAATTTATTAAATTAGGTAACTTTTAGGTTTTGGTAACTTTTAAGTTTTGGTAACTTTTATTTCCTACATTTAGATTTTACTACATGTGAAATCATCTGTAAATACTCTATTTTACTTAGAAGCCCTTAAAATTATATCCCATTATGAGCTTAAATTAATAATCTTATCAGTTCCAAACAGCTTCCGCGGAAATAGCTCTCGGTGAACTATTTTGTGATTAAACAAATTATAATACTCATCTTTTCCATATTCATACTTAGCGTAAACAGCATTAGCGATAAAATCAGCAGCTTGTATTGCGTAAGAATTTTGTGACTCCAAATAGTTAACTGTTAAGTTAACATTACAGTTCAATTCGTAATTCAGTTTAATGTTTATATAGTCCTCAAATGAATTTGTTGATTTTACTTTTATAGTTCTTTTGTCTAAATTTAGGACTAGATTTGTAACGTCTGCTCTTTTAGCAACGGGAACAATTAAGAATTGTAACAAATAATTATAAAGTAGATTTTCATCTCTCAAAAGGCTTTCCATAACGTGCTGAAGATCTGCTACTACATATCTAATATCAACATCTTTACTAGCTATCTTCCTAAGAATATAATCTTTTATTACTGGGAATGAATCGCTTGCTTTAATTTCTCTTTCAGATTCGAATTGAGGAAATCTTTGCTTTACCCTTAGAGAAGATTTTTTCATGATGTTGGTAAGAGGTTTAGTATTAGGGGTGCCTACACAAGCAATAGTGAAATATCGACCTGCCGTACCTAAATTCCCTGATTCATCAAAATTCAGTATCACTCTTTTCACCTTCTTGGTCGATTTAGATACTAGATAACATAATATTATTAATTATAAGTATATCCCCCACAATTATCCACATATTTTTAAAGATATTATTAATTTAACGTAAACAATGAAAAATTAAACACAACAAATAAATAACGAGATAGTTTATTTATTTTGAGACGCTTGTCCACTCGCAATCCTTAGTTCATCTGCCAACTGTCCAATCCTCACAGCCTCATCCTTCATCCCCATTTGTTTATAAAAAGCCCATTGTCCTTGTAAATGGCTAATAATTTCGTTCGCTACCTCTGGTTTCATCGTTATTTCCTCCTTGTCATATTTAGCTAGACCGTACTTTTCGATCAACCCAATTAGCTTACCTGGATAATTCGGATCAGTAGCATATCCGCCCTTATGGATAGCATGGCAAGCAGTCTCATAATCAGCTCCAAGCACGCCATGATAGCGTTCAGGCTTGTCTTTTGTACCGTTTAGAATTAGCTTCGAATGGTCTGCAATAGACTCTCCCCAGTTGTTGTAAGCTCTGAAATTAGCTGTAATGGTTGCCCATTTACCGTTGTAATTCTCCTTGGTGGGCATAGCGCAGACGCCCGCTGGTCCTGTTCCTTTGATACCGAATAAGTTATTTCCTCGCTTGGTTAGTCCACTTTCTCCCCAAGCTGATTCCAGGATTGCCTGTGCGATTGTAAGAGACGCAGGTATCTTTGTTTTCTTCATATCAGCTACGGCACTTGGTGCTATTTTAGCTATAAAATCCTGTGGTTTCATTGCTTGTTCCCCCCGTTGTCTGTTTTTGCATAGCTGTAGGCTCCCGAAGCCGTTAATCCCACCACAACTGCTGTTAGTAAATTGTTTCTTAATTCCCCGTTTGGAAGAGATACAAAAAGGGCCGAAAAAGCCATAGCGACTAATGGAGCGTATTTGTTAGGGACCCCAAACCCTTTAGCCACACCGGTAAGCGCCGCAACGATTGCGGCTAATGTAGCAATATCAGTAGTCATCTCCATCATTTTCCCTCCTTGTGTCTCTGTGATCGCTCAGCTTTTGCCTTTAGTTCTGAGCCTATGATTCTCATAACAGATATAGGGACAATTCGCCCCCATCCCGCTCGTACCACATTTGCTGTTATACTTACCCATGTGTGATAACACAAAGCAAATACAACGCCGTAAAAAAGGAAACCAGGAGTCTTTAAGGCAGCATCAAAAAAATTAGCAATGATAGGTAACAAGAAAATGAAAAGAGTACGTGGTATTCCTTTCCTGATCCCGTAATCTGATGAATAAGTTTTCTCTCTTTTCGATGCGAAAACACCTGTAAACCAATCCGCTCCAATTATTAGACAGAAAAAAAACAATACGTCTCGACGCTCTGCACCATATAAAATGTCGATCCACGGGAGGACCACGCCCCCTACAAGAGCAGCAATGCCGTTCCCTGGCTTGAATAAAGTTTGAATTTCGTTTGTTAGCCGCATGTGTCATGCCTCCTCACCCCTTAGGGTAATTAAAATAGGGAGCCGCAGCTCCCCACGAAAAAACGCCTCTCCGAATTTGGAAAAGGCGTTTTATGATTCAGTTTGTTCAGCTAAATACTCTGCTACGGGAACCCTATAAATGTCCGGTAAAGATTCAATTTCTCTGCGACCGACTTTTACCAATAGGCTGTACACAGGAATCATATACGCTTTAACCATTTCTACTTCGCTCCTTCTAGTGTTTTTATTTTGGCTTCCATTTTTGTGACTATCTCTTGTAACTGAGCAATAGCTTCATAGGCTTCTATTAACTCTGGCGAGATTTTGCCTTTCTCACGCTCTTGCTCCATTTCGCCCAAATCCATAGGTTTTATTAAAATCAATCGAATGCACCTCCGAATCCTCTTACAATCACAGGCTCAGTTGCGACTCCTTTAACAAAAACAAAGCGCACACTAACGCCCCATTTTTCTGCTGTTTTTTCCTTGTTGGTGAAGATGAAGCCTCGGTTGAATTTGACATGGTTAGTTGCGTCTTCCCACGTAGGCGAATCGTCAAACGCATTGTTACACACCTCGACTTTATAATCTGCACCAGGAGGAACTGTCGCATCAATCGTTATAAGAATACGTTTAGCAGCGATAGTGGTATCAAAAGGTTTCTTTAGAGAGAATGCTATCTTGTCAGCTGATCGACGGAAAGTAAACGTCCTAGTCGATTTCAAGCCTTTACTATCGGTTGCCTCGATCGTTAACGTGTGGACTTCTGTTAAAGAGAGCCGCAGCCACATGTCCAGTGGGATAGTCAACGTATTTTCCATTTTGTCAGTTCCAGCGAATGTGCGGATTGCCTTGCCATTGATTTTCTCTGTGATGGTAAACGTGTCACCCTCTGGCTCTGTGACCGTGTATTTCTTTGAAGGGACAGAACTAAGTGTACCAAGGTCTTCATTTTGACCGCTGATAACGGGTGGTCGGTTATGGACGACTCGGAACGTAAATCCAAACACGGTTGATTTACCACCTTGGTCATCTTCAGCCCAAACAGATAGAGTGTAATCGGTGTTTTCGGTTAGGTCAGAGCCTGTTATATCTGTTGTGCCATCCCAAATACGTTTGTTGCTGTATCGTAAATTTTTGACAAAAGAAATAGGCGTTGATCCGTCTGACACTCCGGAAGCAATCGCCCTTATCGTACCGTTGTCGATACGGTATTTTGTTGTGACTACGTTGTCCTTGTCGGTGTCGGTTACGTGCCCCTTAATACCCAACGTAGCATTTTCCGCAAGCATTTGGTTTTGGGGTGGAGACGTGAGTTTGATATTCGGATTAGAGTTATCGGAATACTCGATAGTTACCGCATACCGATAGTAATAGGTATAACTTCTGTTATCGTATCCAGATTTCGTGACAGTGCCACGATAGTTTTGCGTATAGCTATAAACCGCAGTGGATGGTCTTGTAACCGTACCAGAATACGTTGCCGTTGCTGTGTTACTCCAATATTCATCAGGGTTCCGCCCTGATCGCGTACACGTACCAAAAGACACGGAACCCGTTTGGTATAAAGTTCCGCTGTACCCACCCTCGTTATATGAAATGGAGCTAGGCAACGATCTTTCCGCGCTTCTCTCCGCTTCTGGACAAGAGTTCATCTTACCACTTGATGCAGATTTGCTTTTCGATACAGACTTACTATCCCCAGTAGAACCACTTACAAGTCTTTGTGTTGGACTACCATCTCTACTTAATGTACCGCTAAAGCCCCCGCTATTGTAGGAAATACTACCGGGAAAGGAATTAGATGAGCTTGTTTGTGAGGTAGTTACCACTTTACTTTCAGAAGGTACATAGGAGCCTCCTGACTGCGACCAACGAGTGTGGGAACCTCCGGAGAAATTGAACGTTACAGTATTGCCGCTTACTTTATATGATACCGTCCCCGTGTTGACCGTTACAGACTTAATACTATTTAGGCCTGGTATGGTTAAAGTGTGTGTTTGTGCGCTATATGATAATTCATCGAATTGTTTTTCGAGCTTTTTTATCGTTGCCACTACTATACCACCAACCTTTTGTTAGCCTCGTCGTACCAGCCTTCTGTCAAACTCACGTCATTTAAAGTCACAAAATTTTCGAAGAACACATTCCCTGTAAAATTATTAAACAGTGCATCTTTAATCGTCTGCACCTCGATCTGTAAGGCAGCAATCGCTACCATATGCTGTTCCAGTAGCTTGTGTGCATCATCTATCCCTTTCTCCCATCGATTAATATCTGTCTCCATGACAGGATCATCACCCTGCCAGTCAAGCTTTGCTTGGTACGGCATTACTCTTTCACTCCTCTCACTTCAAATTCGAACCGAAATTCCAACGATTGATCGTCCAGCACATCTATGTTCGCAGTCCTTTCAGTTATGGGATTCCCTAAATCGTCCAATAGCTTCAAAGAGGACACTTTGGTTATTCCGATCACTGGTTCTGTGATCACAATGACATTACCCCCCTCCTGCTTGATAGACCTCAATTGGACAGTTTGGTTATTTAATATAAGGGTAGACGCTCTCTTTGCCAAATCCTCTACAACCCTTTCCAAATAGGCTTTATCCATCAATAATCACCTCATTTTGATATTTAAGAGGGGTCATGCGAACTCGAAACTCATGAACCTTGTGATATCTCCGCTGATTTACTTTGATAGTCTCAACGAACTCAATTCGATCATAGCTTGCTAACTGCGGCATAAAAACATGGGGAACCCGCTTTCGCTTATGAATATCATGTACCCATGAAGCAATGTCATATATGGATTGTAACGGGACAGAAATATAGAAATAACCTGTATCTGGGCTTTCTGTTATCTCAATTCGGTCCATTCCATCTGGTGAGATAAATAATTGAGTTATTTCTTTTGCCATAGCAGGAGTAAATGGATTAACCTGTCGGTACTTTGCAATTACTCTCGCCCGTCTCGTCTCATAGGAATCTCCAAACTTGGGAGCAACTTGAAACATGTATTCCCAAAACACCAAGCCCCATGTTGCTGTTTGGATATTCATTTGTTGCTCCAGATCTGTTTTCTTACCTCGCTGGTAATCTATTTCCCCACCAGCTCCATCAAAATGTTGAATAGCAGCTATGTTTTCATACCAGTAAGGCGGTAAGCACTCCCTATATCTCTCTGGAATCATCGTCATATCGCTGTCACCGTTACCGATTTGATAATAGGAATCGTAGCAAAGGATATAGGGATATTAGCTTGACCCTCGTTTAACTGGACCTCACTATAATCAATGACACCTGGTACTTTAAACAGACGATAAATCTCGGAATATAATATTTTTGTTTTCTGAGCAGAAACATAAGCACGTATATTGCTTTCAATCTGTGCAATAGTGGCGGTAAGATCGGTTGTATACTCCCATTCGAGCAATTTACCTGAGACAGTAATTTCAATTATTGGAGCAGGCTTTACAATGATTTTATCGTTCATATGATGCTTACCTTCTAAAGCCAAATGGTTTTGTACAGCTTTAATTAGTTCCTCACTTGCTGGCATCCCGTCTTGACTGATCAAAGCAATGTGAACAGTGTTTGGCGCTTCCCCCCAAATAAACGGATCGCCTACATTAACGACTTCTTTTATCCATCGTTTGTAGTCAGATTCAGCGCCTCTCCCCTCTTCAGAGGCCGCCTTTTCCATTAATCGTTGTAAATACAAATCGTCTGGTTCATTTTCTTTTCTGGATAAGACTAAAAATACTCCCCAAGCATCCAGAAATTCCCCATCAGACCAAGGTAAAAACCACTGCAAGAAACGGTATTCATCTAATTGCTGTTGCTCGGAAATTTCCATAGCCAAAGGATATTGAAAATCGTAGAAAATTTCTCCTTCCTCTTCTGACGGAGGGATTTCTCCACGAGACAAAGCCATGTCTCTCGCTCTGTTATACATACGTTGATAAATTTCATCCGGAGATTCTCTAAGGACGGGCATGTCCGGTTTTTCTAGCGTTGCCATATGTCAATCACCGCCTTTGTTCTTCCTCTTATTCCTTCGATCTGGACCGTGAAAGCAATCCTACTTTCCTTTTGGCTGATATTCGTAACCTCTGCACCTTCAATTTCTGAATGAGCTTCCAGCGCATCCTCGGTCTCTCGCCTGATAATAGCTAACGGCACATGTTTTGGTAGCTTCCCGATATGTTCAAAAAAATCTACTCCCACTCGGTCCGTGTAAATCTTGTATTGGAAGCGCTTGGTATGCAGAATTTTTTTCGCAATCTCTTCTAAATACTCCGCATAATTACTAGTCTTTACATGGCGACCATCCGCTCCTTTGACAAGCTGCCTAGTAGACCAATCCATTTTATACGTCCATGGAGTCGTCTCTTTTTCCTCTTTCACTTCCCTGTCTTCTTCAAATACTGGAAACATTACCGCACCTCCCCTAGCACCAAATATTGACCATTGGTGCATCGCATTAAAGCGTACTTTGCCCCCAATTGAAGTTCTGTGAATAGCTCATCCTTAAAAAATACTAGATCATCCTCCACCTCTTTTAGAGGCGCAGGGTCCTCATCCAATTTAATGACCACAGGAGCATAGCTTTGTAGAACACCAAATTCAATCTTGGTATCACTTATGCCACTTCTCGCTTGGGTAATTAATCGATTAATCGCTTGTTGCATAGGCTTTACCTACTTTCCAAGGAAAGGTCCATCGTGTATTCCATTCCTTTGCTTTGAGCAGAACTAGACGTTACAATCCACTGTGTTTGTTTCCCATTCCGCTCCAAGATATCCACACGCCAGCCAGCTCGTAGTTTAGCAATTGCCGGATCGGTAAAACGAACGGTTATTTCACGAGTGCGTGATACCTCTGATAATTTTTTTAGTTGATTATTAGCTATTGCAGCTAGGTTATCGTCCTTGCCAGCTTCAATGATTTTTTGCATGCGACCATACCTTTTGACAGCACCACTATTTTCTTTACTGACACTGCTGGCCAACTTATCATCCTTATAGCGTTGTACCGTAACAACTGTATAAAGTTCTTCCATGCTTTCTCCCATAGAACTAGCTTCTAGCATTGCCGCTTTAAATACAGGGACATAAGGATTATTTCCCTCAGCTAGAACCTTTAATTTATCCCGCTCGTGCTGAACAAAATATCGGATTCCCGTTTTGTCGTAGGCTTCTTCTGTGAGCTGCGTGTATAAAGAGGTATAAGACTGCGTACTCATACGCTCCTTTAGCCTGCAACCAAAAGACGGGCACTCAAAAGAGATACCCGCCTCTTTTATGATTCTTCCTAGTTCTTTACCTACATCTCCATTGATGTATGGTCTTTGTACGTCATTCTTCTGCAAATACCAGGACAGCTCATAAGCTGTAACGCTTACCTCCCCCGTCTTTTCATCTCGATTCCACTCTACAACGGGTCCATGAAAAAATTGGTCTCTGACCTTCTGTTCTTTGCTAAACAGCATTAAATACCCAGCGACCCCAAGAGGTGGAGCGTTACGTATTTTTGCTTGGCATACCTGAGCGATTTGACCTCTTGATGAGGACCATGTCATCTCTGTTACCGCAGGGGTAAGATCAATCCGATCAGATCCACGGCCGTAGATCATTTTCATGTTCTTTCACCACCTTATTTCGGTATATTTTTGTTTCGTATACGATCACGTTTAATCTGTTGAATGGCAGAACTCATGAAAGATAAACTTTTCTTTCCTTTTTTTCCGCTAGTATTTGCTCGCGCCTTTTGTTGCTTAGCAAATACCTTGGGTGGAGATAGTAAGTCTTTGTTATTAGACCACTGTAGAAACTCATCCTTAATAAAAATAGGGAATTCAACAGAGCCGTAAAAGTCTCCGTTAATTCCCTTAAATGTCCCGTCAATCGGGCCAATATAAACGTTCCAAGCTAAATTTAATTCTTCAATGGTCAGAAGAACCTCTTTCCCATAAATTCGATCTATACCCGCCAACCATTCTCGCGGGCCTGGATAGCCTTCCACTTCGATTAAGGGTGATTCTATATCTCCCGGAAGCCAAAAATCAAAAGAGATAGATTTGGCACGATAGGCAGCTAGTCTATTTTTTGAGACAAGCGAAATACTCGTTGTAGTTTCTGTATCATTTCCATATCCGTTCATTTGCACCTCGGCTGGTGTTACCGGAAACGTTAGCCGATACTTTCCTTGCATACGAATCATGCTTTCCCTCCTCCCGTCTCATAGGCATTCACAAAAGCAGTTTCAATAATGCGTTTAACTTCATTTGTTACAGTTGGATCTCGCAATAATTTAATAAGACCTGAGACATCCTGTAGGACACCAGCCGCATTCAAAGTTATAGGTAAACTAGATACGGTTAATGCTGTTAGTTTCGGCTTTTCTTCCTCCTTCTTAGCAGCTGGCGATTGGGTCGGAACGGATAACTTTTGTGCATAATCTTTAACCTGACCATCCCACCATTTTTTAATGTCTGGCGAATATTTATCAAATAATTGGGAGCCAACTTGCCCCATCCCGGTATTCATAACCATCTTTTTGACAGAGGTTTCTAAAGGTTTGATAACGTCGCTAAATGACTTATCTTCTGGAACAGGCATCCCGTTTTTAATGGCATAATCTTTGACTTGCCCCTTCCACCACGTCTTGATACCAGGAGAGAATTTGTCTGCTAATTGAGAAACCGTTTGACCCATGGCTGTTTTCATGGCCATTCCCTTTAGAGGATCAACGATTGAACCTATCATTTCCTCTTTGGATCTGCTTGGTCCTGTATCAGGCGGTTCTTCTTTCCCGAACCACCAGTCTTTGGCTTTATCAAACAATTCGCCGCCACCCCATGCTCCGATAGCAGAACCAATTAAAGCCCCAGCTCCTCCAATGGCGGCCCCTACAGCAGTGCCGATACCTGGGACAACTGATCCTACAATGGCACCTGTAACAGCGCCACCTACGGCCCCTCCAAGTGCTCCACCACCTATTTCGGCTCCCATTCTGGCTAACGACGTGACCTTATCCTGATCACTATCATCTGAAGCTAGAATCAAGCCCACACCAGCAGCAGTGCCAATGTACGGCAATTTTTTAGCGATAGAACCACCAACACTTTTTATCCCGCCTACGGCTTTACCTCCGAAATTCTTTGCCTTATCCCACATTCCTTGTTTGGCAGGTTCAGAACCGTAAAACGCCAGCCTTTTTGCATCTTCGGGTGATAGTCCCCTCGGCACAGACTTATCTCGTTTAAAGGGATTCCAGCTTCTTTTCTTTCCTTTTCCTTTTTCTTTCTTGTTTTTCCGTCCATCCGAATCAAAATCGAAATCTCCACTACCACCAGCAGCCCTTTTTAAAGCCTGTGCTGCCATCATTTGCATTTTAGCTGATCGGATCAACATGTAGCCGCTACCTAATAAAACGCCACCTGCACCTGCTAATTCTAAACCGATACGTGTGGTATCGCTTAATCCATTAAACTTTTCAGCAACCCACCCTGCTGCTTTACTTAAACTAGTCAAAGCTGGCGTAGCATCTTTAGCTAATTTTGCTCCAAAGTCCATAACTGCTTGTTTTGCGTTATTTTGAGCCTGCTGGTATTCAAATAAGGGGTTGCTATCAACAGCTAGCTTGTATGCTTTGTCAGCTTCATTGCTGGCTACCTTTGATTTTAGTTCCCCTGTAGAAATTTTACCTGCGACCTGTAAAAGTGGAGCAAAGTGTTTCGCTAAGTCTTCGCCTGGTCCCGCTCCCAACTCATTTAATACTTGTTGACGCATATTCTTATCTTCAATCGTGGCTACGGCCATCATCAAACGTCCCATGGCAGACTTGTTATCTGCCTCGTTGTCTGAATGGAGCAGCTCGTTGACAATCTCTGCTTCCGATTCTGCTTTTTTCTGTGCGTCTTCGGACTTCATTCCTCCGGTTTCAAATCCAGTTTTCAATACGTTGGTTAAATCACCTTGGTTCGTAAACTTTAGCGAAGCTTCTTTTAAAGCATCGAGTGCCTTATCGTCCGACCATACCCCTAGCTGTCCTATTTCGCCTACTAACGTAGCTAGCTTTTCAGGTGTATCTAAAAATTTACTGGTTTGAACCGTGTATTCAACAACTGAATCGACAAACTCATCTTTAAAATCCACTAAATTATTTGACATATATTGAATGGCATTTGCCAGTCTTTTTGGATCATCAACTTCCATACTTTTGGACATTACACTTAGCATTTTCAAGTGTTCATCAGATGTATATTTGGTCGTAACACCTAATTTAGCCGCTTCCTCGGCATAGGCTCCACCCTTTTTCCCGTTTAACTGCTCACTTCTTGATTGAATCGCCATTGATTCTTGGAGATTCAGATAAGGATTCATATTTACTAGTTCTTTTGAACGTTTATCGAAAGCTTTTATCTCTTCTTGGGTTTTCCCTTTCGCGGCATAAAGTGCCCTTTCCCTAAACGCTGCTTGTAAATCAGTCATGATACCACCAGCGCCTGCCCCAATCGTAATACCTGCTGCCAGTCCGGCCAAGCCCATTAATTGTTGTCTTACATCAGCAATACCTTGGGACGCTTTATCATCCAGTTCAACTTTCGGTCTTGCTTTCACACTTTGTAGGCGTTTCAAATCGGATCGCAGACTATGAATCTCTCTTTCCATTCGTTGGGCTTCTCGTTTAAAACCTCTTCTCATTCCACCAAAGGAATGACTGGTTCGATCTGTTTCTCGTCTCATCCGGATTAATTCCGGTGATATCCTATCCCTCGCCTCAAATAACGCTGTTACTTTTGCCAAGTTGCTCACCTCCTGATTTATTCATTATGGTACAATTTGGATATAAAGGAGGGGTATCATGGAATTTTGGAGGATTATACCCACAGCTTTCTATCAACTCTTTCGCCTTATCGTTTTTCTTGCGCTACGGTTTGGTATGTTACTCTTTTTCTTTATCATCGCTTTCCTGTTATCGTTTATCCCTATGTTACTGTTTGGATGGGGACCGGGACCAAGTATTGGTACCATGTTCGGAATCGTACTACTTGTGTACATTGGATACCGTATAAATACATAGAACCTTCTCCCCAGCCCCCATTTGCTCGGGAGAAGGGGAGAAGCTACTTTTCTCCCTCTTCTTGTGATTGCTCAATCATCTGACAAGCCATAATAAAAAGCTTTTGTTTATAACGATCTACTTCGTAATCAACGATTTCCGATGGAAGGCCTCTTCCATTTAAAAAAGCCTGGGCAACGTGCCAAGCCTCCGCATCGGACTTAATTAGTTTTTTGCTTCTTCCACTGCATCTGCTTCGTTATTGCCACTGTTTATATTTCGTACAGCTTCTAGGAGAGCAGTGTAACCATTCGGATTGCGGTCAAACAATTTAGCAGGTAATTCAAATTTATCCCCCGCCCTATATGCCTTCAATAGCTCCGGATCATTCCAGTTGAAATCATGTTCGGTTGACTTTACAATGCGAGCATCGTTATACCGATACCAGTCGAACTTATCCCCTTTATCTGCTTCCCGTTCACAAAGCCGGTTTTCAGTAAGCGTCAACTCTCTTACCTTCCAAACGTCACCATCTATAACAATCTCTATTTCTTTGCGTCGCTCAACCTCAGATGCTTTAGATAAGAATTTCTCTAATTTTGACATGTTCTTGTCCTCCTAGTCTTCCATATATTCAGGTAATCTATCAAGGAAATCAGGCTTCTTGTTACTACGTCCCTTTATTTCATAAGTAGCATTATCGTTACCGTCGGCCTTCGCTTCCCACAATGTTATTTCTTCAGGATTTAAGTAAATGTCACTGATACGGACCCGTTCAATGTTGTCATTCTCTTTATCCACAGATTCCCCAATCAACTGTGGAATAATTGGTGTTTTTCCTTCCGTAATCAAGTCTGCACAAAAATACTTTAATGCCGAATTAACCGATGAAACACGGAGAGTCACTTCGATGTGCCAAGAATCAATGGTCTGAACAGAACCTTTTTGCAGACGTTTCACGTCTCCGTACTCCGTTTTCAAGGCGGCTTTGCCTTCTAACGCCCCGTAGATCGGATCGCCGTTCTCGTCGTAAACTTGGCAATTCTTTAATTTAATATCGCTCTGGCGCACGTTATAACACCTCCCACTCTACGTCGAAAATTTCAATGGCGTCTAACGGTTTGGCAGCTAAAAGGAATCCGCGCTTATCCCCTTCACCATTCTTTTTGTCCTCGAATATCCAGCCTGTGTCAATCGCGCCTTGTGACTCACGAGCTTCGAGATAGGTTTTTACTGCCCCTACGAAGGTAGCTCCACCAATATCGTTATTATTCAATTTACCTTTATACTTTTTGCCTACAGAGGTAATGTCATTTACAATCTGGTCAATCGTCATCGAAACACGAATTTTCCCATAATCCTCACGCTCATTCTCTTTCAATGTGGTTAGAGTGTTGATCGCACTTTCAATTAAGTACACGTCACCGTCCCGAACAGCAATCAATGTACCAGAATTAAGTGCGTTTTGAATTTCGGTATGTCCCCAATCCTTTGCCGCTCTCTTCATAGGTACGAGCTGAGCCGTTAACGAAATATGAGCCGGAGTAGCCGCAATCATGCCAGCTAGCCATGCGGCCCATTCTAGGCTTCCGTAGGTCTTACCGTTATTATGTGTACCAGCAATAGCGCAATTGACAATCCGACGTGAGTTGCTCGCGATAGAACGTTCTATATGAGCGTCCATTCGCGTGTCTTGATCTACTTTTCCACCAATAACAAGTGTGCTGCGTTTTCGTGTGAATTTTTCCCTGTCCAAAATGTACTGCTTGGCGACTGCCTGTATAGCTGGATCATCAGACGGTAGATAAAGGACATCAAAATTAGCACCGTCAATGGCAAGGAACAGAGAAGTAAAGTCTTTAGGCTGTAAATTACTTGTACCAGACGTACCACCTGTTAATGCTGTGAGAGCAACGTCTTCTACAGGTTGATCTCCTACCTTTTTGACACGAATGTAAATAGATTGATCTGTTTTCTTTAGTAGCTCTTCCACAGTAGCAAAGGAATATTTTTCAGTCGTAATGATTCCCTTCACTTCCAACTCTTTTTTACCTGGCTCGGCAGATGACGGACTAATCGAAATAGCAATTCTGTTGCCTGTTAATCCTGGATATCGTGATTCGATAGTAAGGGAGTCAGCTTGGGTGTATGTAGCAACTTTTTCAGTCCCGTTTGTGATTCGATAGGAAATGATCGTTGCCCCGCCTTCAGCCGCTAATTCAACTGTTTCTACAGAACCAAATAACTGTGAAGTTCGCTCCTCGTACCCCTTCATGGTCACTAGTTGATTGGGTGCTCCCCATTCTCCTTGATAAGGGACAAGCACCACACCACTTTTGGGTAAGATGCGTTCTTTCGCTTTCGCTTTCAGCAATACAACGACTCCTGGACGCTCGCGTTCAATGGCCATCTACTTTTCACCTCGATATCTCGCAAGTTTTTCTTTTACCTGATCTTCTGTCAAAGCTTCTGCGTCAGGGACATAAAAAAGAGCACCGACTAGTTCAAAGCGTTCTGCTTTTACCTGTCCTGCGCTCTCAATCCAATCCTGTTTTAATCGTCGGATGGCTGTATCTTCTCGTTGCTCTTTTGCTTTAGCCATGATATCCCTCCTCTACCTCGAAGGTATTAATCTTTTCAACTTTTTCTCTTGGTACAGTGAGTAAATATTCAAAGCGAAAAGTAATTTCTGTACGATCCTTTTTGCTGTTGTTTACCTCCAGAGTACTTGGGTTAATATCAATCAGTAGACCATCCGTTTTCCCCCGATAACTGTACTTTTCTTTTCGGAGGATCGTTCTCAGTGGTTCGGATGAAATGGTTTTATAGTAGCCATTCTCCTTGGGGTAATGAATCACAATACCGGCGTCTGCTATGACTCGATAAGTAGTTAAACTGTTGGCTTTTTCCGTCACGGATTGCGTTTCGATAAAAGCAACAGGAGGTTCGAAGGAACCGGATAACCACTCTTCGAGATTAACAATGATGGCAAGCTCAGGGTAAGCTTGATTAACTAAATCTACTAATGTAGAAAGGTCTTTTTCCACTATCCAAGCACCTTCTTTAACTCTTTTGATAATAAGTCTTCCATTAATCCTTGAATGCCACCTTGGAAGCCTTGGAGTGTGATATCTAAATAATTTTTACCAATGAAGCTACGTGGCTTCATCCATACACCTGTCTTTGCATTTCGATCATAGATGAATTTACCGCCTTCAAAGCGCCCTGGTACGAAATGCCCTTTCTCAATCGTATACCCATCATTTAAAAGTCGTGGGACGAAGTAACTAGCTCCTAATTCAAGGGTAAAGGAGTTACGATCAATGTCCATAATCCAAACGTTACCCCTTTTTCCTTTCATAAAAGCTTTCATTGATTCACCGCTATCAACAAGCCCCATCTTTTTAATTTGCTGCCGTAACATCCGTAAGAATACGGTACCGATACGTCGAATGATTTTCTTTTCAATCCTTTTAATATCTTTATCTTGTAGCATTCTGAGTCGCTTTTGTAACTGGTTAAAATCCATTCTCTGCACCTCGTTTATCTTGGTGGGCAGTAATTTCTAAAAAGTGTTTACCTTGATTAGCATCGACAACGAAAAAATCACCTTCGCTAAGTAATGTTACGGTGTCTCCAGCTTTTATATCTTCACTTAAATCGCAGATAAGCTTGGCTTTTTTACCCCATTCGACAGGTTCATTGTCAAAGCGTTTAAAACTATCCTCTATGGCTGTGATGCATGCTTTAATCTCACAAGTAACAGGATTATCCATGGTGACTATATTACGTTCATCTTTTACTGGAGCTTTTCTAAGAACCTTAATTACATCGATGAGAGGAAGCAGCTCTTCGCAAATCAGCTCCAATTCCTTTTGCCTTTCTGTTGGATCAATAATGGACTCAACGCTAAATAGCCTATCTTTGTAGATAACCCTCATCGTAGAAGTGAGCCCTTTTCGGTAACGAATCCTAATTCGATGGGTAATAGACTGCTCCATATCCGGACGTTCTAATTTTTCCTTTGCGCTGATTGGTTCAATGGACGACCATACCTTTGCACAATCTTGAAAAATAAGCCCGCGTCGCTCCTGAATCGTAATTCGATGTCGCAAAGATCCTATTCTCATAGAGGTGATATCCTAGTTGGTCTTAATAGGGAATAGACTACCGCAGGAACGTCCTCTGACTCAGGAAATTCGAATCGATGCGCAACAAATATTTTTATCGCTTGTTTCACTCTTTCAGGTATGTCGGTAGGATCTCCGTATCCCGCAACAAATTGTATCCGTACCCCGTTAATAGGCTGAAGAGTCACAGAAGGCCACGTTTTTCCATGTGCTAAAACTATGCGCCCTGGTTCTGAATAGTTATCCACGATATAGTTCTCAGGCCCCCAGGCTATTTGGTTCCCGTCTTTATCTATGAATGTGATACCTACCACCTCTTGTAATGGAGGTTTAGGAATCTTGATGTAGGATTGTGGGAAATGATCAAATGTTATCTCCCACGCTTGAGTGATGTAAGCTCGATTCTGGTAGATTTCACAGTGCTCTACAGCTGCTTGAATAAGAGAGGGGATCACGTCATCAAACTCGTTGTCATCAATCCTCAGATAAGCTTTCATTTCCTCCAAGGTTATCGGTTCCTGCGTCGGTTTCACTACTAATTTCATCGCCATCACTCTCACCTGCTTTTAGAGCTTGTAAAGCCTCTATCGCTTTTTCTCTTCCTCGAATCTTTTCACCATTAGGCAATTCGTAATACCCTCCACCTAATTTGACTAATCCTTCGACTTCATCCTCATGTGTTTCGTTCCCTCTGTCGCTGATAACAAGTGCAATTTTGGCCCTTTCAGCACGTGGTTCATCTGCTTCGAAAATGGAGCCAGCAGGTATGATTTTGCCCGTCATTTCGTCAATGAAATCGGCTATTACGTCGTATTTTTTAGTGGACATGTCTCATCATCTCCGTTTTTTAATATGAAAAAGGAGCCCCAGAAGACTCCTCTACACTTTCGGTACATCTAATTCAACGTAAGGACTAACTTGTGTGACACCATCTTCAAGTGTAAGTGGTTCAATAACCCAAGGTTTCCCGTCTACATTCCAAAATGCTTTGATAACTGTTTTATTGTCACGGAAAAGCACATGCTCAGATGCGGCAATGAATGGGCCAGATCCATCTTTAATGAGGTAGTAAGAAATATCTAAGAGAGCTAAGTCTCCCTTCTGTCCCAACGGTTTTGTCCGGCCAGTGAAGCGAATAGGGATTCCAGCTAGTGTACTTGGGATTCCTTTTGTTGCGTCACCTTGAACAAAGATATACCGACCTGCTCCGTCCTGCAATGTCATGAGTTGAGGTAACGCTGATTGATGAGCTACCCACATCGCTTCGCCGATAGAATCAGGAAGTAGTTTTGCAAGCATGTATACAATGTCGACATACGAAATTTTGTTTGCAGTTTCTCTGTTTACTGCTAGTCCGCCCTTTGCATTTAAAATTCCTGTAGGTTTACCTACTCCATTTCCAGTTAAAAAGGCGATATCTTCGGCAGCGTCCATTGCTTTTGTTAAGAGGCTACTGATAAATCTGTTTGCTGACTGCCAGTTTCGCAATAGCTTATCAGTGACAACCGTACTGGCTGCAACCTCATTCGGTTGAAGAGTAATTTCGTCCAATTCTCCGCTAGTATCTGGCTTTGTCTTTCCTTCTCCAATCCATTTTACTTCCACACCCCCGTATACACCTTTTGATCCTTGGTCTAAGGATGGAAGAGTGATTTTTGCATCAGGCGGATCTCCAGCAGGCAATACATTAGCTCTTGGACGGACAATGGTTGTCTCAGGGTTGATTTGTAATACTGTATTGGGGCGGTATTGCTGCGGTAAAAATGATTCGGCTCCGCCTTCTCCACCCATTGTCCACTCATTTCTAAAAGACATCAATTGGTCATGGAATGCTGGTGGAACTTGTTTGCCTCCTCCATCTCCCTGTCCAGTTGCTAGAGCTGATAAACGTCCTTTATCGTCCCCGAAACGAAGCGCATGAACAAATTCTCCAAAATTAGAAAAACCGCCATCGTCTTTCGGTGTATCTTGCACGGAAGTCCCATATAATGCGCTTGGACGAAAAGGAGTTACTGGTGTTCCTAATTCTTTTGTCCGAGTGGCCACAATGCTTTCACGGCGTGCCATCTTTTGTCGAGCCTCAATTTTACTATCCATTTCTAAGATTTCTGATTCCAACGCTTCAAATTCTTGGTCTTCTTCCTCCGTTAAGTTACGGGACTCTTCAGATTTAGCAAGCGTTATAATGGTTTCTTGACGTTTAATTTTCTCCGCACGCATCTGTAACAATTCTTGCACGGTAGACTCGCTGAAGTATTGAAGATTCATGGGAAAAAGCATGTTTTTTTGTTTTTCCATCGTTTAAAACCTCCGGTGATTGTTATTTTTAATCCTTTTCTCATATAAAGAAAGCGACCTTATCGGACGCTCTGTTTCTGGGGGTGTATTTGCTTTTTCTTTTTCTGCTGAAGCATTAGCAGTTAATAAATCTTGAGGAACATTTTCGTATTTTCTTATCAAATCCATTTGTTGTCCGTTAATTACGCACTTACCGTCAGTTAGGCACGCACTAATTTGCTTATCTTCATCAATTACATCCGCAAACCCTAGTTCAACGGCTTTTTCTGCCGTCAACCATGTGTCTACCGCTAACATTGGTAAAAGAACATCTCGATCTATACCTGTTTTTTCTTGATAGGCTGCAATCATTCCCTCTTTTGCAGCGTCCAAATCATCTGCTCTTTTCCGTAGCTGTTCCGCATTGCCGCTAATATATGTCCACGGCCCATGGATCATCATACTGGCATTTCGTGGCATGTGAATGATGTCACCAGCCATTGCAATAACAGTCGCAATTGACGCCGCTATTCCGTCAATGTGGACAATTACTTGTGCTTTGTGGCGTTTTAGCATGCTATAGATGGTTTGCCCTGCAAAAACATCTCCGCCATCTGAGTTGATATAAACATGTAACTCCGAAATATCATCGCCTAAAGCATCAAGTTCCGCTTGAAACGTTTTTGGCGTCAATTCATCGCCCCACCACGAGTAATTTTCAATAGTCCCGTAAAGATAAAGTTCTCCTTTATTCTGATTATTGACTTTAAAGGACCAGAATTTGGGACGGGTTTTATCCTTTTTCTTATCTATCTCTGCTCTGATTTCAGAAACACTCATTTTACTGTTTCACCTCCTTTACTAGCTGCCGCTGTTACTGGAATCATGTTTCCATTAACTAAATATTCCTGTCCTTCTGGCCCATCGATCGGATTCATCCCTTCCAAACCGCGCCAAGTGTCAGCATTGATAACGCCGTTTTGTCTCATAATTGCCAAGCCTTCTTGCCTACTCTTGTAGTCACCACGCAAAAGACCAGAAAGGTTGAATCTTGCATAATACCCTTTCTCACGTTCTTCTTTTGTGAACAGCTTCCAATTAATCGCTTGCTCCCATCTGGTGATGTACGGGAGCATCGTGTGCTGAACAAATTCTATGCCTTGATGCTCGATATTTGAGAAAGTGGCTCGCTCCAAATTTCCAATCATATGGGGCGGCACGCGAAATAACCCGCCTATTTCATCACGGGTGAATTTTCTTGTTTCAACAAATTGAGCATCCGTAAGTGGCATCGGGATTCGACTAAACTTCATCCCTTCTTCTAAAATAAGGGGCTTCCATGAGTTAGCCATTCCTGATCCTTTCTCCTCAATCCATGTCTGTAAGCGTTTATATGCATCATCGCTCAACGCATTCGGATGCTCTAAAACGCCCCCAATATTCATACCTTGACCATAGAATCTGGCTGAAAACTCAGAAGCAGCCATTCCGATCCCGATAGATTCAGCAGCCATTCGGATAGGACTATAGCCTTTGATCCCGTCAAATCCGAAACCTGGTATGTGAAAAACTTTTTCAATCGGAAAAACTTCTACCTTCCCCCGATCAACAATGTGATATTCAATTTTTCCAGTACTTGGGTTACGTTTTGGATCAACCATATGCCAATCTATAGGGTAGAGGTCAACTGCCTGTCCTTTATTGTTGTGCGTAATAATCGAGTAGCAGTTACCGCTTAATGTAAGATGGCCCATTGATGCTTCACGCCAGGTCTGCGTTGTCATTTCGTCATTAGGGAGGTCATGGATAAGTTCATACACTGGGTGATCTTGAGCTTTGTCACTTCCGCCGTCTGATCTTGTACGATGGACAGACAAAGGGAGACTGCCCAATGTCTCAGCCAGTACACGAACACACGAATAGACAGTAATGTACCGAAGGGCTGTCTCTTCATTAACAGTTACCCCCGATAAAACCTGTTTCCCACGTAAAAACGACCTGACATCACGCGTAAAATCATTCATTGAGTATGGTCTTTTATCTACTAAATCTGTGAAAAGTCCCATTTATCGGCCCTCTTTTCTTGCTGGCAGACCGACAAACAGCACCATTAATCCACAGATTATCCACATAGAGGGTGGGTAGACTTGCCAAAGTCCATACCCAAAACTAAAAAAACCTACCAACAGGCAGGCTTCTCGTGCATTTTCAACTGTAATTTTCGGTCTTTTTTCCAGTATTTTAGAGAGAAAACCCACAAAACTGCCTCCTTTCTATGTGTTAGAGCGATCTCGGCTCCCGTTTTTCGTAAACTGATCGATTGTCGCTGTTCAACATCGCCCTTGACAGTGCGTTGATAATGGCCGCGATTAAATCTATACGTTGGCTGTCATCTTTATGTTTCTTCGATAGCTTTATGTTACCGTTGGAATCCACAATTTCTACTGCGTTTGATAGACACCAAGTAAGGAGAGGACTACCGTCATGGACAATCTTTCTTTTTAAGACTAACTCTCTGAAAAGCTTAGTAGGCTCTGAAAGATACTTCATTGTCTGAGGTATTTCGACGGTTTCATAGCCTTCACTAGCTAATTCCTGCGCAAAATGAGTGGCATTGTACCCATCAAAGCAGATTTCTTTGATTTTCCATTTCTCATCAAATTCCTTGTCATGGATATGAGACTTAACGTATCGATAATCAGTAACAGCCCCTTCTGTAAGCGTACACCATCCTTCTTCTGCCCAAGACCTGTATGGTACACGGTCAGAATGTTCATGCCTTGTTGTGGATTCTTCTGGCATGAACCCGTGAGCTGTACAAGCAAAACGGCCATCCTCCAATCGAAACACATACCCTGTGGCTGTTAAATCGGTTGTTTTAGAAAGATCGAGTCCTGTCCAATTTCCCATTCCCTTGACCGTTGCAAGAAATTCACTTCTACTTACAGCAAGCTCTTTCCATATGTCCATAATCCCTGACATATATTTTTGTTCACTGTCTGCTTGCCATCTGTTAACCCGTTTCGTGAGAAATTCCCGAATCTTTGCTGGATTTCCAGTGTTGTAGGCATCGTCATGCTCTGTACGTATCTGATCCCGTAGCTCTCTGGAATATTCATTGTCCCCCTGCAAGATAGGATTAGCTTTAACCCATGCATTTTCATCGTGGGGATCGTCTTCTTTCTCGATCTCACGGATCATCACAAAGTACGATTCATTCACAGGAATTTCACCGTTGAGCATTTTACAACATGAATCATACTCTTGTTTACACGGATTGTTTTCGGCATCCTTACCCGCTGTTGAAATAATCATCATGAGTGATTGGAGTCGCTTTCCGAAGCCAGAGTACAGCACGTCATGAATCTCACTTGTTGGATGGGCATGATATTCATCAATAATCACAAGGCAAGGTGCGCCTGAGTCCTTATTTTTCGTATCTTTCGAGAGTGGCCTTAACCATCCGTCTCTTGATGCGTGCTTGATATAAGTCTCCTTAATTCGCAAGCGCTTGCGAATATCAGGGCTTTTCTCGCCCATTTTCTTTGCGTCAGTCCAAACACGTTTCGCCTGAAGTCTATCAACGGCCGCACACTCAACCTCTGGGCTGTCTTCATACCGTTTTTCACCTGGTCTATCTGGTGGATAAACGCAATCGCTACACATGCCGTACAAGGCAAGTCCTGACATCTCTGTAGACTTTACATTTCCACGTGCTCGCATATTAAAAGACCTACGGAATCTGCGTTTACCAGTATCCATGTGAACCCAGCCAAATACGCAACCCAAATCAAACTTCTGAAAAGGTAGTAATTCTATGAGCTCCCCGCTAAAAGGCCCCCGAACATGCCGACAACAACTTTCAAACCACTCAAAAACCCGATCGGCTCTCGACTCATCGAACACGTAAGGGAAATCTTCTGTAGCTTGACGCTTCAAATCTTTTAAGTGGCGCTCACACGCCAATCGTTCCATGCGGCAACTTGGGCGTATACCCCCCACAATTTCTGCGGCATATCGGTTTGTAGGATGCACGTCCTCCCAATCAGTTGAAGAGGTCTGCATTTGGATCATCTCCTTCCTCCGCTATTTTTTTCACTAATCTTGCACGAGAATTTGCATTCAATCCCAGCTTGTCTGAATACTGTAGAATCAAACGAGCATAACTCTGTTGAGCTTTCACGTAGCCACTTACTACACTTACACCCGCATTATTCATTTCCGTATATCCGTTAAGGCTTACTAAACTTGATGTCTCTTTGTACCGAGCTACTGCGTCGCAATAAGCTGCTAGCACGTCCTCGTCTACTTTGTCTAAAATTTCAAATTCAGACATATCTTTTAATGTCTTTTTCCAAACCTTTTTTGCTTCATCATCTAGCCAATCTGGCATTTTTAATTTCTTCTTTTTTTGACGTTGGAGTTTTTGGGCAGCTGCTTGACGTTGCTCAACTTCCTTTTTAGTCCAATGCTTTCCGCCACCTTTTTTCCCAACTCGCATATGATCGAAATTTACAACGCCAGCCAAGTTGCCCACCCCCTTAACGAAAAATTTTTGGGGACTTTTTTTTGCGTTCGAGGGGGGCGCGGTCTATAGTCTTAAATCCCCTAGAGATTTGACCCCCCTACCCCTATTCGTCACTCTCTTCTCCACTGGGATACAGAATACCAAGCTTATTCTCCAACGAAGCGATGTGCCTAAGCATCTGGAGACTTGTAACTGCTGAGATAAAGCCATTTGCCGCCACCTCGTTGGACGTTATCTTCAAAAACTCATCATACTTGCTTTTGATATCAACCATTCCCAAAACCTCCATCTTCCAGTACGGTTTTCCTGCTATGGCAAGAGCTGCATAACGGTTGCCAGTTCTTCCTATCCCAGAACAAAGCACGATCTCCCTTATGGGCTGTAATATGGTCAACCACAGTAGCAGCTGTTAACCGGTTATTACTCATGCAATGGACGCAAAGTGGATTCTGTGCTAGAAATAACTCCCTTGCCTTTCTCCACTTTGCGTCATAGCCTCGGCTCTTAGAAGATCCTCGTTCTTGGTCATACTGTTTCTTATGTGCTTGGCAAAAACGTTCTGTCGTTAGCTCTGGACAACGAACATAAGAACACGGCCGTTTAGCTTTACTTGGCATTTGGTAATTTCAACTCTTTCTTTATCTCATCTAAATATTCATGAATAAAATTATCACAGTCCCATTCAAGCTCAGATAATTTGATTAGTTGATTAGTTGATCGAGATAAGTAAACAAGTAATTCATCCGATCTGATTGATTCAATGTATTCATGTCCTTCTCTTTCCTCCTTTACTTGAAAATAAGAAAATCAAAGAAAACAGAGAAAAAAGGAGCTGGTGTTTTACAGCCCCTTATCCCTTTTTGTCCACGATGAGTGGACATGTACATTCAATTTTTGTCTATCAAAAAGTTCACACGTATGCTTACCTTTTGCCTTACTTACTCGCATCTATCAACTTAAAAGGAAGTGAAAAAAATGCATTTCGTATTAAGCAGAGGGAAGGTGATCCAAACGGGAATGATAGTCCTAAGATCTAAGAATTACTCCGCTGCTATAACGCTACCATCAGGTACCACTTCATAAAAATATCCAGGCATCATTGGTATGTCATCCCCCTTAAAATGGTATCTATCCCTAGCACTAGGACTGTTAACCCATCGCTTAACTACCTTGTTATTATCATCTTTGTCAATCCAGAAAACTTTTGCATTTGTGGCGGGATCCTCTGATTCAAATCTTACCAGGGAGGTTCCTACGTCAATTGGTTTTCCTTCAGGAATACCCTCAAGCAATACTTCATGGACACCCTCTCGATCTCTGAAAAGGCGATCGTAAACAGATAGATTTGTTATCCACCGCTTTGTTCCATTATTATCGATAAGATAAACTTTAACATCCCCTATTTGTCTTATTCGAAATCCGTAATACATTTGAATATTTGAAGGGTCGATTCTAAGTGACATTATGATGACCTCCTTTAAAGTAAATAATCAATTTTTTAACAATTATTTACTATGTACGTGAGGATTATTCGGGACGAGAAATTGTTCGTCAAATATCATCATTTACTTGGTGATTTTTACGCTCACCATGGGCGTAAGCATGTAACCTTGTTACCAGTGGGTGATACCCATGGACACTTGTAACATGGGTGCTTACTATCGAGCTTTGGTACAGGTTTAACAATCATCTTTCCCATTTTTATCACTCCATTGCAAAAAGCCACCTATTGCTTGTTCACGCATTACACATGAAGCATCACCTTGAGTGGCTCGAATGGTTTACCTATTTTTCTCGCACTATCGGATTTTTGTTCCTCTCCATATAGAGTATTTTTCTGGGTCATGCGAAACAAACAATCTTACCTCAACCTTAACCTTTTTCTCATGCTCATCAAAATAAAAATCTGCTTCACCGTCTAAATACAGACTAGTACCACTCATGTGCCAAGTACCGTTCTGTAAAAACGCTTCTAAAGGCCCGGCTCGTAACCACTTTCCGGAAATGATAATTCCCGGGGGGTCTGTTGTAGGGTTTTGATCCTTTGTCCATATTGAACCATAAATTACATTCTGATGAGTTTCAAATTTTAGAGTGGTTCCCTCTTTTGATCTGTAGACTCCATCAATGTTCAATTGTTTTGGATTGGGTGCAAATCGATACATATCTACTCTCCTTTATCGCAGATGTGAAGAAATTTATCCATTTCAACATATGCGAAATTAAAAGAGTAGGAGTTTGTCTATTTGCTAAAGGTATCGCCTATTTCCTCAAAAACTTAATCAAAAAGCCACTCAATGCTAGGTCATACATTTCGCATGACACCTCACTTTGAGTGGCTTTACTCTACTAAACTATTTATCCTACACTACCACTTTACCACGTTTTTAAGTGCCAAAAGTGCAAATATAGTGCAACCCGACTTCTTAGCGATGGCTCGGACTATAAACTATCTATTTATCGCACACTACCATATTAACACGGATATAATGACGCTGAAATGACACTAAATTGACTTGCAATTGACTCAAGAAAATTCAATGGCGTCAACCCCGAATATCAATACGGACAATGCTTTGGAGGCTTCATTGATGTCTCTGTACACAGTTCGCAGATCGATAAAGTGACACTTTGCGATCTTCTCAGCCGTCGTTTTTTCTGCTGAGATGTACATTTCGCAGATTACTTGGTAGCGTCTCATATCTTCAGGTTGCTCTGATTCCTCACACATTGTTCTGTATACATCTAGCATCCGTTCCATGAATTGTACCATGGCATATGTTCTTTGCTTACTGCGTTTGATAGATTCAACAGCAAAGTCTTCTGAATATAACTCTTCCAGTGCCTTGGCTTTTTTGAATGCGTCTATCTCTTTTTGGATATCATGGCTATGCGCTACAAAAGATCGATAGTTTTTCAGTAAAAGTTTTGTATTTCGTAAACGCCAGTCTTTTTTCGCCTTCTCTTGTTTTTTCCTCTCCTTCACTTGAAAATCAATCACGGCTTGTACGGCGGCACGTGTGATACTTTCAAGAAGCTCTGGATTAAGTCCTGTTTGATTTTGCATTCTACTCACTCTCCTTTAACCCTTTCGACTCTTGCTTTTAATGCCTTCATTAAGCCGGCTTGGGTGGCGCTTTTTGTATTTAGTGCTGCTAAGACGTCCTCATCAACGCCCCCTTCTACAGCTAGGTGGTGTAGAATCACTTTCTCTGTTTGTCCTTGTCGATGTAGACGTTTATTCGCTTGCTGGTATAGTTCCAAAGACCAATTAAGGCCAAACCATATGACGTGGTTTCCTCCTTGCTGAAGGTTAAGGCCATAAGCTGCGCTTGCTGGATGTGCAAGTAAAATGTCAATCTGTCTGCTATTCCAGTCGTCCTCATCTTGGGGCGTTTTTAATTCTCGCACTCTAAGCCCCGATCCTTCTAATGCCTTTTTAATTCGATCTCTGTCATGCTGGAAATTATAAAATACAAGGGCCGGCTTTCCGTTCAATCCCTCCACAAGCTCAAGGAAAACCTCTATCTTGCATCGATGGATCTCAACCATCTCCTTATCCTCATCGTAGACCGCACCATTACACAGCTGTAGTAGTTTGTTTGTCAACACTGCCGCCGATCCTGCGTCGATAGTAGTCTCATCTACCTCAAGTAGCATTTCTTTCTCTAAGGTCTGATAGGCAACCTGTGCCTTTCTATCAAGCACCACCGGTACGGTAACTGATATGCAGTCCGGGAGTTCCAAATAATCCTCTGCCTTCATGCTAACGCAAATATCTCCTATCAGTTTTTGAATTGCCTCTTCTGCTCCTGGCTTTGGTGCGTAGTTGAAGATCCGTTCTCTATTTCGTTGATTTGGCTCGAAATATCTTTCTCGAAAATCACCAATCTTTACACCTAGCCGCTCCCCCTCGTCTAGTAAATACACCTGCGCCCATAAATCCAATAACCCGTTAGGAGCTGGTGTGCCTGTTAATCCTACAAATCTGCTGATATGCTTACGTACCCATGTTAAAGCTTTAAACCGCTTTGCTTGATGGTTCTTGAAACTACTAAATTCGTCTACAATGACCATATCAAACGGCCATACATTCCGGTAATATTCAACTAGCCACGGCACGTTCTCACGGTTAATAACATAAATGTCAGCGGGTGTATTCAAAGCCTTTACCCTCTTGGCCAATGATCCTAATGCCGGAATAATGCGTAGCATCTGCAAATGATCCCATTTAGCTGCTTCTTTTACCCATGTCGATTCCGCAACCTTCTTCGGGGCGATAACCAGCACCTTACTGACAGCAAACCGGTTATATTTTAAATCGTTTATCGCGGTTAAAGTGATAACAGTCTTGCCAAGTCCCATATCCAATAGCAACCCTAAAGTCTCGTCAGTTATTAGTCTGTTAATGCAATAGCGTTGATAAGCATGCGGAACATACTTCACTTGCTACCCACCTCTTGATGCTCTCGGATAAATTCGTCTACTCCTTCCTTGCTGTCAATTACCAAAACCGTGAATCCTAATCCACTGATCTTCTTCCCTTGGGCTAGCTGTAAAGCAGTAGGCTTTTTACCCGGTGCTTTCAGTTCCACAAAAGCTGCTCTGCCGCCCGGAAAAAGGACAAGCCTATCAGGAACCCCTGCATTCCCGGGTGACTCAAATTTATATGCACGTCCTCCTATAGCCTTAACTTGCTTTCGAAGATATGCTTCTATGTCTTTCTCTCTCATAAGATTTCACCTCTTCTGACCAGTCCAAAATCACAATCGTTTGGGAATTTTGATGTAAACTTTCGAAACCAAAATCCCTTACGCGTGTGTATACAGGTGCGTTAGGCGTGTTAGGTGTTACGCGCGCTCCCTATTTCCTTTATTATTTATTTATATAACTATTAAAGTTTACAAGGTTTACAAATAGGAGAAATGCCTTTATTTATAAGGGTTGAAGCTGTAAACTTACCCGTAAACTTTCTTAATTTGGAAGGTTTACAACGTTTACTTTGAAAGTTTACAGAATCGATAAAGTTTACAAGGAAAAGTTTACAGTTTTACGAACCCTTTTTGTGTTCCACAATACCCGAATCTGTCCGTGCTTCCGTGACGTTTCCAGCCGGGAATGCATGATAATATTCCATTAATCTCTAGTGCATCTGACCTGCGCATCATCTTTATTTCTCCTCCCAGGCATTCGCACCACACTTCCAAAGCACATACACGATCCCGTTCCACCGTGTCTACCTCGTTCCGGCCAAACTCACCGGACCAATACATGCGCCTTTCACTTAGCGAACGTTTCTCCCAGCCCACAGGTACTCGGCGCTCCACAAATTCACGGATTACGCCTTCTTTTGCATTACTCTCCTGGTGTTTTTCCTGTTGTGCCTTAGCCTCCGCTTCTGCATCCCCTGTTAAATACAGCTTCTCGCCCATTTGCCAGTAGAAGAAAGCTTCTGCATATATTTGAGATACTTCAGCATCCAGCTGGGTAAATACGCTTTTCGTTGGTTGTTGTACGCCTACCTCCACAGGCCAAAAACGGCGATTCCCTGTTCGATCCTTTAAAAATTCACTGTCATTTGTAGTCCCAAAAAACACGCATCGTCTCGGAAACGCTTTTGTACGTCGCCCAAATGGTTCACGGTAAATGTCCTCTGTCCGACTCAGGAACTGCTTTACCGCATTAGCTTCAGATTTTGTCATACCTGTAAGCTCACCGATTTCATTAATCCAGATGCCTTGTATCATCTCTGATGCTTCTTTTCCTTCAAACGTCTGAAGGCTATCTGAATACCACCGCTTTCCTAATAAGCGTAAGAATGTACTCTTTCCCAGCCCTTGCGGCCCTGTAAGTATGGGCATCTGATCATATTTGCATCCAGGAGTCATAGCGCGTGCTACAGCTGCTACAAGTGATTTACGGGATACAGCTTGTGTGTACATTGAATCTGCTGCCCCTAAGTAATCCGTAAGCAGCCTATCTAAGCGTTTCACCCCGTCCCACTCTAAGCTTGTCAGCCACTTTTGTACATCGTTAAACGTATGCTTGTGAGCGTGCAGAGCAACAGCGTCAAATATCCTCTCCTTGCCTGTTATACCGTACGTACGTTCGAGATAATGACGTAAACCGGCATCGTCGACATCTGTCCACTGTCGCCGTTCATTACTTGCATTCCATGGCAGAGCCCCTAGCACAGCTCCTCTACTTGCGAACTCATCAAATCCCAACTTACCTTTTAATAAAGGATCATTCTCTAAAATAATAAGTACGTTATCAGTCGTCTTAGCGGGCGCCCCTGTGGTCGCACTCACCGCTAACTTACCAATCCAATTAGCCGTATCACTGTCCCCAGCTAGAGGAGTAGAAAAATCCTGTACAGCCTTCTCATAGCGTTCCTGGTTTAATAAAGCGGCAACACCTGCGTCTGCAATAGCAAACTCACACATGGCAACAAATGATGGCAGCTTGTTCGTTGGTGTATCTGGTTTAACGTTATCGTCTTTATCTCCAAAGCGGTGCAACCGAACAAGGTCAAACGAGTTAACCAGACGACTGCCAACCGGATCAGTCGCGTGATGCGAATAAAGAAAGGAGCCATTATCGTAAATGACAGCACCGCCCGTTGTTGATCCACCGCTGTACGAATATCTCCCTGTACCATCTTCGCAGGGAACATATTCCCCCGGTAAAAAGGTTTCCATTGCACGGTACACATCGTATATCCGACAAAACGCACCGACTACTCCGTTCTTTTCTGTTGGATCGCCTTGCTTTGCCGCGAGTCTAACGTGCGACTGCTGGGCCCCGGGTACTTCTGGCCATTCTGCTATGTTCCGCCAGTTTGCATATCTGGCCAATAAACCATCCACATCTAAGAACAATTTATCTCCTGCCTGATAAATATACACACTGTCAGCGGAACAAGATGGCCAATACATTAACCTTGAAGCTTGGAACGTTGTCGGGTCGCATAATTCTATCCCGATAATGCTTGCCAGCATACGTGCTAGCGGTTCATATTCATCTGCTGTCGCTGTACGATTTAGGGGGACCAGGACACGTAAACGCGGCTTGGATTCCATGTGTTTACGTGTAGAGTACACAACGTATCCACACCCTAGTGCTTCTATCCGGCGCAATGTATCGGCTGTACCACCTAACGGAATGTTATCCAAATCTAGCGTTATTACGTCACGTCCTGTTACATTGTTTGCTTTACGTTTATTACCTTCTAACGTACCAGCTACAAATCCCCCAACATCCTTGAGGTCGTCTTGCTTTGTCTTTGTTAGAGCAAGATACTCTTCCAGCGTCTCCGTACTACGTACAGGAGTACGCAACCGATCCACTAGCTCAGACCAGTAGAGTGTTTGGGAGGGCCACTGAGTAGCCCTACGGCTACCGGCAGCAGAGATTACTATTTGTCTGTCATTAGTCACGGCGCCATTCCCCGTTTCATGTTAGTTATTACAATCGTTCAGACATTTTACCAATTAAGCCGGAAACAGCAGCTTTGTACTTTTCCTGCTCTTTTGAATCCGTAATATCATCAAGGGCACTGAGTAAATCTTTAAATCTATCTACTAAAGCCTCGAAGCAGAACTTAAACTTTGCTGACGGTTCATTTCCTGATTCAGCTACCCTCTTTCGTAGATCGGCAAGCTCTGCTTCGATTTCTTCCGGTATTTTTTCTACCGTGGCTGACACTTCAATTGGTTTTTCTTTCAGCTGACGTTCTAGCTCTTTAATTTTGTTTTTGGACTCATCTAATGCACCCTTGGTCTTGTCTAAGTCCTTATGAAGCTTCAGCATTTCTTTCTCGTTACCTGCTTCTTTAGCTACAGCAAGCTCAGCTTTTAACTTATCTGCCAGCTCCTTATGTTCTTTGCTTTGAATCTCCAGCTTCTCAAGGCTTTTAGTTAACTTTTGACGTTCTTTTTCAGCAGAGGATTCACTCTTCTTTAGTTGCTGTTCTAGCTTTTGCTTTTCTTTAATTAGAGCCTGTAGTTCACGAGATGACATATTTTCAACGTCATGCTCTTGTACAAATTGTTCTCGTTCATCGTCTGGGACACCAAGAAGGGCTAAGGCTTTGGTATAGCTCAAATTCCCAAGCGCTGGGATTTTGGATATATCAGACCCATACTCTCTGTAAACTTGCATAAGGTTGTTAGCTGTTGATTGCGAATAGTCGACTGAGTTTTTAAGCCATTGCCCCCATTCACCGTGAGGTAGCATAGCTTTAGCCTCGACTAAGCGGCGGCCGATCTCTACGCTGCTGTATAAGAAAACCTGCCTTACTTGACCCTTTATACTTTCTATCTCTGTGGCGATAACATGCGGCGTTCTCTCTACAGACTCCATTACATCAGTCATACAGTTATCTCCCTCCGTTATGCTGGTACTTTGGCTCTTGCTTTTTTCTTAGATAGCTTTGCAGCTTCGAAAGCTTTGATAAATTCCTTTACCTCTTTAGTAGGTTGATAATTTTTATAGCCTCTGACTTGGCTGATTTTCCCTTTGATAATTTCAACCGTATAAAACGGTTTATCTTCCTCTGCTGATTTCCGTAGTACAAGCAAATCAGTAAAGCCATTCGCATAATTTTTTGTGTATCTTGCCACGCAATGGTTTAGGGCTTTTCCTTCATGAAATAGTTCTTCAAGAGATTTAGCGGGCCTGATAAATAAGCCATCCTTTTCAAACTTATATTTATCGAGTTCATTCACCCTTACGGCGATGAGTTGGTTTAAGGCTTTATCAGCTTTAATTTTTACCTGCTTCATCGTCTTCTGATGGGCACTTTGCAGGTTATTCGGAAATAACACATGTTCTTGTTTCAAATCCATTCCTAGTTCTTGGCATTCTTTAATATAGTCACGCCAAGAAATTAAAACAGTTGATCCACTATGGTAATATTTAGAAGAATCTGTACGCCTAAACTGCTTTAAAAAATATTTAACAATTTCTTTTAATGGTGCGTATTCGAGCATACGGTTCAAATCATTTAGATAGTATCTAGTAGACGAAAGAGTCTCCATTAAATGAGCGTGCTCAAATGAAAGCGGCACTCCATTCTTTTTAAAAAAGTGATAGCTGTTTAGGGTTAAAGGACTTACTGTAAACTTGACTGCTCGAAGCTCTTTCAACTCTTGTTTCGTTAATTTCAACACCTTCGTAATAGATTTACCTCGCCAATTAATCATCCGGTAAGTACAACTGCCAAAGAGCTTCGCTTCAACAACAGTTTTTAACCCCATTTTTGTAAGGTATTCAATGCACGGATATTTAGATGCCAAGTCAAAAAACTTGACCATATCGTTTGAACAAAAGTTTTTGTCAAAATACTGCTCCCAAGTACTGTACTGAAAAGGTGTTCCATGAACAGCCTCTTGTACATTTTCGTAGGAGATGTAACGACATTCATGAGCCATAGATGTTTCAAATTGAGAGATTATACTCTTTCTCTTTTTCCAGTAACCCAAATAAGAATTTTCATATAGCTCACTGTTACCAGGTTCAAAAAGGTACATATAGCAGCAATCATACCTTGTCTGTACATTTTTAAAATCCTGACTATAATCTCTTGCAACAAAGAAACCACGAGCAATGATCACTTCAGGATTAAGTAGCGACTTCTCGTAATAGATGAAATAAGAGGCATCACAAAGGTACTTCCGGCTTATCCCACTAGCCTTTACTTTGCAGTTAGATTGACACTTTGGGCAAACCGTCATTTGATTATGTTTTAAGTTTCCTTCTGTTATATGTTCTTTTTGGCAGTGGGTGCAGTACCCAAACTGAATGCCTTTTGCACGACGTGTAAAAATGTAGCGACTACGCAATAGGGCGATGTTTATTGCAAACTCCTCAACCCCCTTACCTATGTCATTCGGAAAATGCTCCTTAAATTTTTCAAATGCTTTGTTTTGCTCTGGCATATCAGCACCTCCCTACAAAAAGTCTTCTAACTTGACATCAAATTCAACGGTAGAAGGCGAAGGAGCTGCTACTACAGAAGTCGCTGGAGGGATGACAGGTTTGCTAGCGATACCAAAATATTTAAGGACAACAGCAAACCCCTCCGCGTCAGTCAAGATCGCCATATGGCCCACTTTCTTTTTCATTGCTGCCTTTTTCATCTCTTCTAAGCTTTTCCCGATCGTCTTATCTGAGCTTAGGAATTTTTCGGCATCCACTGGATTACTTTCTAAATGTTTCAGTAGAAAATCGCCTATAACTTTGATATATGGATTAGCCTTACTAGCTTTTATTTCATTGTTAATCTTAGAAACTGCACCAGCATACATAAGGGTTCACTCCTCATTTTTAAGTGATTAACCACACTACCTATTCCCTGCATTATCCGCAATTTAGACGCCCCTATTGTTTTCGAGCGTTGGAATCATAGGTCTACCGACTGTTGGTAATTTCATTTTTTAAACGCGTTCAATTGTACGTTCTAGTTCTTCTAACAGATAAGTCACTGCTACCCTCCCAGATCTTCAACTGTTCGCGATATATTCACATACACTGTGGCATCGCAACTGGAGCATTCAAACTCCTGTTCGTTATTGGCCATGTCTCGTTCTGTGGTCGCGAAATCTTCACCGATGTATGCACCGCATCGAGGGCAGTAGTTAATGTGACCATATTTCCATTCGTCTTCGGTTCCCAGAGGTAGAACTACGAACGGCCTATACCCTCCTGCTGCTACCGTATCTGGATGCAGTATATGCTTCTTAGCATCTGCTACTGCTTCTTTCTCCGTTACAGCTCGTTTCGTTACCGCCTTGACACTAAACGTTTCAGTCTGGGCCAATATTCTATACAGCATCGGTATAGGTTTCATAGTTATTTCATCCCCTCGGATTAAGCGTTTTATTTGCAAGAAAGTAAGCTTCCCCTTTAGGGGTACTGAGGTATTCATCTGCTTTCTTGGTATGGTCAATCCGTCTCACTAGCCCCTTATCTTTCAACTTTTGAACAGGTAGATAGCCTTGAAACCCTTTTGAATTGTCATGGATTTCATAAATGCCTGAACCATATGGGCCACCCGTAACCCATGCTTTTATTTTCAAATTCATATTGAATTCCTCCCGTTTATCTATCCCTCAATCTATTGAGTTAAATCTGCACGAATGAGATAACCTTTCTTTGCAAATACCCCTTTCTCTATCAGCCATTTTCCGCACTTACACTGAACTGAAAAAGTGTCATAAAAGGACTTTTGCTCCGCAATTGGCATTTTTGATTCTTCCGATCCGCAGTGTGTGCATACAAGCGTAATCTCAAGCATTGATATCCTCCTTCCTGTGGGAATAAACACATTATTCCTCTTCACAATCTTCGCAAGTTCTAGGGTATCCAGGCTCTTTGAAGTCCTCCATATAAGATCCACAAACCTGGCACAGTAATCCTTGTAAAATCATTTCCGATATATCTCCCATGTCAAAGCCTCCTACTTTAATCTTTCTTGTAAAATTCCGTTACAAATCCATCGGCCATTAAAGGCAAACCAGGAGCCCATGCTATGGGCTGTCCCATTAATTCCGTTACCTCTTCTAAGTTTGCTTGCAAAGCTGGTACATCTAATACAACCTCATCATGGATATGCATTACAGTCTGGTAACCAGCTACACTAAGCCGTTTAAGTGTTTCAGCAAGACAGTCACGGGCAATAGCTTGGACTACATTCTCCACCAGCTTGCCTCCATAAGTGGAGATTATCGTCCATTTCTTCTTGTCTTGGTTCATTCCGTAATAGTGGATAGCTTCTCGCCCTTTCTCATTCCAACGTAGGTGAGGTTTGACATAGAATAGCTTGCGACCACTTGGCAACATAATCGTTAGAAAATCTTGCTGATTGCTATAGTCACCCTCACAAGCCACTAACAGCCCTTTAAAGCCTACCGGTTGACCAGTTCGCATTACAGTAAGAGCGGCATTCTCAAGACCGTACCAAAGATCAACGATTCTTTTGTTGGAACCTCTCCAACGACGAACGATATCAGGAAGCTCGGCTTCACTTAATCCCATAGTCAAAGCCCCCATTGAAATAAGAGCTCCTGTTGAACCCTGATAACCCAATGCGAGTTCTGCCACTTTCCCTTTTTGGCGCAATTCGTACTCAGGGTTGCCTTTTTTAATTAATTCAATAGGCACGCCAAACATTTGAGAGGCAGACGCTTCATAGATTTTCCCGTGGGTAGCGAAAACTTCTAGGCGCCACAATTCTCCAGCAAGCCAAGCAATAACCCGAGCCTCGATAGCAGCAAAGTCAGAAACAAGAAACACATTTCCGGGAGAAGGAACAAACGCAGTTCTAATTAGCTGTGATAGGGTATCAGGTACATTCCCATAGATGAGTTTTAAAGCATCTACCTTTTTTGCTTTCACGCAATCCCTAGCAAGAGTTAACGTTTCCAGATAATTTCTTGGGAGGTTCTGTACCTGCACGAGTCTCCCCGCCCAGCGCCCTGATCGATTAGCTCCATAAAATTGAAGGAGTCCTCTAATTCGTCCGTCCTGACATACGGCTTCACGCATTGCAGTGTATTTCTTTACACTTGTTTTCGAGAGCTCTCTTCTAATCTCCAGCACACGTCGGGCGTCGCATTCGTCCATACTCTCGATCATCTCTCCGACAGTATCTTTCCGTAGGTTGTCAATTTCATTTCCAGTCTCATCCGTCAACCATTTCGACAGCTGTTTGACACTCTTCGGATTATCCAACCCGGTTAGCTGACCCGCCTCTGACATCAACTCATTGCTGACAAGATCGTCACAGTACAGCGCACCCTCTATTAATTGTTGATCTACAGCTACTCCATAAGCGTTAATCATCTGATCTATCACCCATAAGCTTTGTTCTTGCTCGGGTACCGGAAACGACGATAATCGTCTTTCTACCTCCATCTCGGTAACAACGTCCTGCTTGCAGTACTCCTTGAATAATTGCCATTTTTCCGGTTCGTGGTATGGTAGAGTTCTTGTCCGGTGTCCGTTCTTTGCGGTCGGTTTACATGGCGTGCAAAATAGCTTAATTAGTGATTTACCCACGCCCATTTTTCGTTTATCATCTGGTAGCCCGAGAGCCACAGCCGTTTCCGCTAGGCCTACTGTGTATCCGCAGTACAATCCATGGACCTGGGTACATCTCCACTGCTCAAGAGGAGAATAGAAAAATTTATTTAGGCAATACCATTCAAATGCTGCGTTATATGCGCGTTTGATAGTATTAGGGTCGTGTAGAGCGAACATTACCTCAGCTGGTAAAGCCTCTCCCCGTGCCAGATCAATAATCTGCACCGGTCCACCATCAAAAGAATAAGCGAATAAAAGTATTTGGAAGTCAACGGACTGTACGTATTTGTACAGTCCGCTCTTCTTAATGTCTACGCTAGAAAAAGTCTCAATATCTATGGATAAATGCCTCACAGCCCCATGATTCCTCCACCTAAGGGAGCCCCTGTAATGGGGTCAACTTGCATTTGTTGCTGTGGAGCTTGTGTAGGCGTAGGCGCTCCGCCAAACGGTTGCTGTGCGTAGCCTTGCTGCTGTGGTGGTTGTACAGGTGCGCCACCATACGGCTGCTGTGCATACCCCTGTTGCTGTGGTGGATACATTTGTTGCTGTGGGCTAGCCTGTGGATTTTGCATAGGGGGCATATAGCCTTGTTGTGGGAAAGAAGGTGCTTGCTGGAACGATTGTTGAGGTGCAGGAGTATATCCGGCAGGCGTTCCAAAGTCGGAAGCAGCTGAAACACTTCCACTCAATGGCTGCCCGTCTTCCAACTTCTGAACGTTACCAAGCCCGCAACCAATACCTTTTTTTCCAGCGTTCACATAACCAAAAAACCTTAACGATACACGAGCATAAACTCCTGAATATATCTCCGACTGATTAATAATTGGATTTAAATTAATATCAACGACATCTGGTTTTCGATCTGCCTTAGATGATGCAGTAAGCACCCAGTGCCCCCTGCACTCTTCACCAAACGGCATACCGTCGCTTGGACGCACTCCGTCTCCATCGTGAATCGGTAAAGGGATGAAAGGTGGACGTACACCGCTCCATTTTGATCCGACAGCCTCTTGAATGGCCGCATTAATAGCTGAATCAATACGCTGTTTCGTAGCAAAATCGGACTTCGGAATCAGAACGGTGCAACTATACTTAGGTTCAGAGTTAGGAGAATGAGGATTCGCTCTAGGAGTAAAAAGATGAACAAAACTCAATCTTACTTTGTCGGTTATAACTCGTTGCGGATCTTGATTATTCATTCGATAGTTCCTCCTTGGTTTTGAAATCATCTGATGCACTTGGTCGTGATATCGCTTCGCGGCTATCGGAAAACTCTACAAGAGTGGGTTTGCCAGGATTAACAATAACGTGATTAGCTAGCAATTCTTTGTATTTGGCCTTACCCAGTAACTTTTCAACAGCAGGTACAGTTAACGGTTTTCGTTCGTACAGCATGACCTCCTCAATGCCACCTTCTGTTAGCGCTTTGAAAGCAACATCTTGGTCAATAAACTGCCGTGATCCACGTCCCTCTACCGCTTTCCAACCAAGAATCTCTGTACCTTTCAAACTTTCCGAAAGGGCGTATTCTTCGAGGGCTTTCACCCAAGCCGCGAGATTCTTTCCTGTCTTTAGGATCTGCCCCACTTCCTCATTTGAGATGAGAGGCGGTTTCATCTGTTTAAAATCTTCAAGAGCTGTATATTGTTCCAGCTGTGCCCTGCAAAGAGCTTTTGCCCGACAAAACCGGCAATGCTCCCCCGGAATAAACTCCCCTTTACCTGCAAAAGCGGTCTGTGCTATGGGTTTGATACTTTCTCCCCAAGCCAGCAGCTCCTCAGCGGACAGAGTGTATTCCGAAATGTTATTAAGTCGTGGCTGAACAATAGCTAGTTGAATGTTCTTAATTGGATAGAGAAAGCTATACTCAACGTAAGCCCCCAATGCATACAGCTTCAATTGGGGATTATCGTAAGCAGAAACTGGCACACCTTTCCCGTACTTGAAATCACTGATATACATTGTCTCTCCTATAATCATGAGACAATCTACTGTCCCAAAACCTTCAGGGGCAAACGAGCTGTAATCGATTTTCTTTTCGACTGCAATGTAAGGAGCGCATTTGTAGCTGTGAACAAGTTCAGACAGATAATCCTTATAGGTGTCTGTGTGTTTCAGCATCTCGCTGTCATACAGAGGTTTAGCTTGCATCTTTTTCAACTTGCTATTAAACGATCGAGTACCCATCGGCTCAATAAATTGCTTACGCAGTTTAAGTTCCGCAATCTCGTGGGCAAGAGTTCCCTCTTTTGCCGCCTGAGACTCTGTATCCGGCAACGTTTCTTCCAATCGTGAGCTAGGCGTACAATGGAGCCACCGATGAGAAGCACTAGCTGATAATAGGGCATGCTCACGCTCGGAATGAGCTATACTCATATTTTTGCTCCCATTTCTCTTAGTTTGGTTGCAAAAGCTCCATACTGTTCTTGAGGCAGTGCAGTCAATGCTTGAATACCGAATGAGGATAACAAGGATACAAGTTCTGCCCTACGTCCTGCATCGTTTAGCTGAGTAGCCGCTACTGCTAGTTGATCCATAGTATAAGTTTGGGTTGTTGTCGGGACTGATGCTCCAGGTGCAGGATTGAAAGTTTGCTGCACGGGTTGTGTCTGTTGTTGCGGCTGCTGATAGCTTGTAGGAGTTGGTGGAACATATTGTTGTTGGACACCTTGCAACGGTTGTTGAACTGGTACTCCTACAGGTGGCGCTACCGAAGGCACAAGAGTAGCGGGGATTGATTCAGCAGCAGAGATGTGCGGGTTGTTCGTAATAGCTTGAGCTAATGACTGAATGGCGTTTGCCAATTCTGGTGCGCTGATCGTGACAGTGAAGTTCATATATAAATCCTCCTTATTTTTCGTGAAATTAATTCCACGGTGCTTCTGCAATGAAGTAATTTCCTTTTTCATCTCTGAACGGGAAGCCCTCTGGTGTAGCGTGATGCATTCTTATCTCTGTTTTGCATTCGTGGCATTTGCAAAAATTCGAGGACTCCTGCATATAGCGAATACCGCTATGTTTGCATGCCGGACAACTATATCCGGTTTGGTATAGTGAGAGCCCGTCTACCTCTCTGATACCTGATCCATTTGGGTATTGTTTCTGTACAGCCTCTTTGATCTTCTCGCCTACATTTTGACTTAAAGAGTTTGATCCGTTGACAAAAGGAAGCTGTCTCGGTCGAGATTTTACTATTGCTACTTTAGAGTTACCCTGCTTCTCCTCATGTGGTGTGTTCTCCACAACTGGCGAATATTTATAAGCAGGTATGCCTGAAAGAATCCTATCGACTCTAGAAGGTTTTACAGCTTCTTTATCAGGCAGTAAAGTTACCATCTTTTTGACAATGAGCCGGCATATTTCGTTAGGTGCGTTTTCAATTCGTAGTTCCGCACCCTCCCCATCCAGCTTGAAAATCTTCCAAAAGAGATTCATCGATGAAACCTCCCTCTTGTGCCCCTAATGCGGTCGTAGTAGACTAGGGCTGATAAGTGTTTTCTACTGGCCCGTTGGCAGACGGGCCATTTTTATTTGCAAGTCTTTGAAGAATTACACCTTTCACTTTTTCCAGATAACGGAAACCTACTTGGTCTTCTAAATATTTCGTGCATGAACAACCGAAATGATATAGCAATGAATCTTCGTCTAACGATTCTAATTCCTCTTCCAACATTTTTTTGTTAGATCCAAAATCTCACCCCTTTCTATTAGTCACGAGGCCTGCTACGTCCCAACCTCTACGTAGCTGTTACAGCTCCAATGACTGCTCCCGTTGTGACCTCGTTTTTGATTTATACATAGACCTGTCTCATCAGGCAGGGTAGGTCAGCTCCCTGCGACCAGGAGAGAACTCCTGGTTTCGACTACTTACGCTTGTCTTTAACTTTCACATGTTTAATTTTCAAGCCTTTCTCTAGGCACCCCTTACTACAAAACAATTCATTTCCAGCCATCCATGCGCTTTGATCTTCGTATATTTCCACCTCACAATTCTCACAATAATCAAAAACCTCTGCACCCTTGTCTTCTAATCCCATTTGAGAGAATTTTCCCATAGTCAAAACACCTCCATGGTTTATAGGCATTTCTTACAAATCTTTTTCCCACTCTTGTGTATCTTTAGATTCTTAACGCTTCCACATAGGATGCAACCAGGCTCGTACTTTCGCAAAATGATTAAATCCTCGTCAACAAACAATTCCATAGGAGTACCATGCGCTAAACCCCGCGCATTCCGTATTTCCTTCGGTAAAACGATTCTTCCTAACTCATCAATTTTTCTAACGATTCCTGTTGATTTCATAAGGTAAGTCCTCCTAATTTTTGATTGGTTTATCCCACTTCTATATTTTCAAACACACTTAGTGAATGTTAGCTTTATCTATCTTCAGTTTGGTAATAGCTGCGCGTCTTAACTGAATGAAGTTTGTCAACTCAGCATCATACGTTAATAACTTTCTAAGCTTTGAGTATTTCGCTCCCAGGCTAACTACAAGTTGTTTAATCTCTTCCCTTGTTTGTCTCTGTTCGGTTGCTATGCGATCTATTTCCGCTTCGAGAGCTTTCAAACGATGATCAATTGTCAAAAGCTTGTCCCCCTATAGAAATATTTGAATTTCTGGTTTCCTACTAATCCGACTTGAAATTCCAACCCGAAAAAGGTACTATAGGGCTGGGTGTATTAGTGAACTTAGTGAAGGCTCTGCGGTGCTACGCAGGGTCTTTTTTATGATGTCACCACTTTCTCTATGTCTTTAATATTTTTCAAATCTGAAAAGTCTTTCCCGGCATTACGTTCCATAAAACTATGCAATTCAGACGTTGATACTTTCAATCTACCTAACTTCAGTGCTTGTAGGTGCCCATGTTTTATTAATTCGTAGACAAAGTTGGTGTTTACGCCGAGTATTTCTGCAACTTCTGTTACTGGATGTAGACGGTTCATTTAACTAACCTCCCCCTTATTCACCCTTCATGCTTCCAATAGAAGCAGCTCTCTTCTTAATTCTCGAAGCCTTGCATTAGACTGTTGAATTTGTTCTTGATCTCCACTTTTCAATGCATCTGATAAAGTGGCCAATTCATAATTGAGTTCCAGTCTTGCAACGGGGATGCGTCGTTCAGCGCAATTACCTTTCATTGCGCGGATAACATCTTGAATCGTTGCCATTAGGCTTCTCCCCTCCAGGCACAATTAAAATCTTTAGCAGCGTTCATTTTTCCAATCTCCCTCAAAGTCTCCATGTTCTTCTGTGCATACTTCTGGATGTCGCTTGCCTTTCCAATAACAACCAAGTGCCAGTGACCACGACGGACAATGCGGTTGATTTTCAAATTACCATCTCCTTTGTATTGGTAGTTCAGATTTCATAGGCTGTTAACTACCCTAAGAAAGAACTGAATGAAAACCAATTGGTTCATTTGATTTCGCCCTCTTCTTTTTTGATACTCTACGTATCATTGAAGGCACAAAAAAGATCGGGGAATAGCTCTTCAGCAGGTTTTTGATAGTAATTTGATATACGTATCAATGTATCTCTACCTGGTTTACGCTTTCCAGATTCCAACTTTACAAGAAACACAGTAGAAATTCCTATCTCTTTTGCGGCAATCCTTTGTAACTTATTTTTCTCTAACCTTGCTGCTTTTAATGCAATTCGTCTCATCATGCACCTCCTTTTTTGATACCGTACGTATCATTCTTAATACACAAGATACACCTAAAACCAAAAAACGTCAATCGTATTTATGAAATATGCTAGAAAACGATACAAGAAGTATCTATAATGATACACAAATGGGTAAAAAAAGGGTGATCATTATGATCGGTAAAAGGTTGATAGAACTTAGAGGCTCTCTGACCCAAGAAGAAGTAGCTGATAAAATAGGTATATCAAGGGCCAGACTTGGGCATTACGAAATCGGTAGATCAAAACCAGATGTTGATACGCTCCAGTTGCTTGCGGATTTCTATCATTGCTCTACTGACTATATCTTAGGACGAACAGATAATAGGCAACCAAACAATTACGACTTCCACAACGATACTGCCTTAACTACCAGTCAAAAACAACTTTTAGAAGAAATAAAAAATAGACCGGATATCGTGGATGCTTTAATTAAGATCATAAGGCCCTCTTCTAATTAGTTATGGAGAAGGGCTTTTATTTTTTCTATTTTTTCTTTCGACTCATCGCAAGTTTCTGATTGCTTTAACAGTTTTGCTATCTCCCAAATAACAAACTCGATCTTGGCATTGCTGTCTGAATTCAATTGCTTTTCCCCCTCTAAAAAAGCCTTTCTCTTTTACACGTTATTCCTGAAACCATTATATTATGAGGGACACGTTTTTGTGCTTTCGACAAATTATATGGAAATTCGACATAAAAAAACCCCTTTTTCAAGGGGTTTCACTAACAAAGATTTCAGTTTTTACCACTCAGGCTCAGTTATATATTGAATTGCCGATGGTTTACTATGCACGTTTTGGATAGACTTCTCTGCACCAACTACCGATGAAATTCCCACTAAAGTTACTAAAGCAAGTGAAAAAGCTACTAATTTTTTCTTCATCTCAAATACTCCTTTTCTTCTGTGCTTGTAATTACGTGTAATAATTCTGAAATTCTTAGCTGTATATTAACATCCATGATTGCTTTTCCCGGGGCTTGCAGACCTATCAATTGCGAAGTATTAAAACCGTATATTAATTTCATACTCTCTAAAAACTCCTGTTTTAGTCCTAGTTCTGCAAATGTCTTCATGCTTTCTAAAAGAAGCTTGACAGATTCCTTTATGTCGCCAAGTAAAAATTCCACGCGCCCCTTAATACGTAAGTATAACCCATAGTAAAGCTCGTTAAAAGGTCCCCTAAGATTGTTTCTCTCTAAAATCTTATCAAATGTAGCTTCAAAACGATATAACTCTCGGGCATCGTATATTTTATTGGTTTTGATGTATAGTTGCATTAATTCGCAGATCACAAAAATTGTATTATGGTGATTCTCATAATCCTCTAGGTATTTTTCAAGTAGACTTATTGCGAGAGTAATTTGGTTCCTTTTGGCATAAATAATAGCTTTATCAATCTTGTAATACGCACTATTATATCTATTAAATAACTTACCGTACTCTTCCAAGTAAAACTCAGCTTCATCAAGCTTTTCTAGCGTTATTAAGTTATTGTAGTAAGCATGATAGGCTTTCTCTTGGAACTGCTTATTTTTTGATCTAGGATTATCAATAATATTTTTTAAGTATTCATTACTCTCATGGTACTTCTTAATAATACGAGCATGGACTCCTACTTTATAGTACGCTACTACACGATTTTCCTCTGGCAAAAAATGAGCAACTTCAAATAATCGCTTTCCTAGATAATAACTATTTGATAATTCTTTATCACGTGCAATGAGATATTCCTCAAACATAGCAATTGCCATAATGTCATTTTCTTGGTAATTCATCGCATGTTTTCCCAAAACAGAATATAGCTTTTCAGCGCTATCAATATTTTTGGCTGTCTTAGCAATATTTAAGACCTCAATCAATCCCTCTCGTATATCATTACTTAACGTCACATATTGGTGGACAACTTCAGTCAAAAGCTTTTTAGATGCTTCAGGTAAAACTCGAATTAATATCTCTCTTACACATTCTTGGTTTCTTTGTATCGGCACAACCTTTTCAGCAATCTCCGTATATGGAATAACTAATGATTCTGCAACTTTTTCAATCGTTTCTAGTTTTGGGTGATTTGTCAGGTCATTTTCTAATCTGCGTAGAACTTTCTCTGATATGTTCGTTTCATTTTTTATATCAGCTATAGATTTTCCACATTTCTTACGGTAGGTATGAATTAACTGACCTAAAGTACAACTATTCACAAAAATCTCCCCTTCTGAAAACAAAAAGCTCCATCACCGTTTGCTTTCTGGTGACAGAGCTTTTTCCGCAAGGAAAACTTTCGTCCATCAACTAAACTTTTGCCAAATACTCAATAATTTCTAATGACAAAAATTTGAAAACTCGCTACAATGGATAGCAAGTAAGCTGACGGGTACGAAAAGTGCTTCTGTTCACCGAGTAGGGTCGGTGGTCAGACCTAACTAGATTCGCCAATCTAGTTAGGCAAGTTGGCTTGCTTTTTATTTTCACTAAATTTTTCTTTATCTTAACAAAATTTAACTTTCTAGACTAGACCTAACTATGAAAATTTTGGAATAATTATTTGTTAAATTCCATATTATGGCGCTAATTGGATTGATCTATTGTTTTTTTGTCTGATTTAACCCATCCATTAACCCGGAACGATTTATCTTTACTTATACATATTACTCATCGTATATTTTTTTGTTAAAAAAGATAAAAACACCCATTTTTCTTTGTGCCATAATTTAGTTTAGTTTAGCCCGATTCTGTGTTAAACTAAACGTAAATACGTATAATAAAAAGACCGCAGGTGCTGCCAACACCCACGGTCATATAATAGACTGTCCCTTCAAAGGGGTAGCTCATTTACAGATGAAGTAGATCACTGAGGTGCTAAACTCAAGGGTGATCTACTTCTTTTTATGGAAAGACAGTATTAACACGACCAAAGTTGCAAAAGAAATCATGAGTGTCAATGCTTGAAATACCGTCATAGCTTCACCCCCTTCCATTTGGAATAGGAGTGAGCCGACCACCCTTGAGGAGCTATCTATTATATTAAGGTGAATTATAACAGCAAATGGAATATTTGGTATATAGTTTTTTTATGCCCACTGAGCAACCAGCTCTTTGGTTCTCTTCTCCTCTATCCGCTTCATTGTCCCGTAAAAACATCTTAGGAATCTATCTAACCCCCATTCCTTCTGGTCCCGTTTATACTCATTTTTCGTGTATTCCCAGGCATCTAAGGCAACAGGCATGACATTTTCGTTTCTTTCCCAGCCTGTTACTCGCTTGAACATCACTACTCTACTCCAAAACTGCTTGATAACTGTCCCACAAGAGAATGCTGGTTTGATTGCCTTAACAAAATCTCCTGGAATGTAGCTTGGAGTAACTGAGAAATCCTTTTCTAGCCGAGCTATATTAACGTTATCTTTGTTCTTTTCTTTTTGGTTTTTTGGAGTATTAAAAACACCTGTATTAGACATGCCTTTGTCGCTCTCAGAGCTTAGTGCTATTGGCTTCTCCCCTTTGTCTAACCCCTTCATTTCAACCCCGTCATTTGAGGGTAAAAAGACAAACATATTAGCGCCCTGAAGCCCCGTTTTTCTAGCTGTGGTAATACGTTTGATAATTCCCAGCTGCTCTAGCTTTCTTATCCCTCTCTCAACACTCGCCCTGCTAACCTTTGTCAACTTCATTATGGTTTCAATTTTAAGATAAGCTACCCCAAAAACCTTCATGGCTCGCATTCTTAACACGTCAAGTACTTTTAGAGTTGACGGGGCAAGTTTTTCTTTCACCCTGCTCAAGTGCTCTTGTATGGATTTTGAAATAGCTGTATTTTGCCATTTCTAAAGTCTGGTCAGGAGAAAACAAAGTCATCACCTTCATTTACACATATAAATTTTTGTTTGTATTCGTAAACATAATAGCACCTGTTCCAGTATCCCTGTCAACATATTTTTGTTTGCAAAAACAAATTTATTTTTACATCTATGCACAAAATATATTATAATCACCATAAGAGGAGTTGGTAGATATATGTTTTCATACAAAAAGCTTTGGAAATTAATGATTGATCGAGGAGTAAAAAAGGGAGAGCTAAGAGGTTTTTTATCGAGTGCCACTATTGCAAAGTTGGGCAAAGATGAATACGTATCGATGGAGGTGTTGGACAAACTTTGTAATTATTTTGGGGTTAGCATTGAGGAAATTATTGAGCATATACCCGACAACGAGGAATAAATGCATAATTTTTTGCGCTTTCCAGCCGAAAGGCAGTTTATTATACATGAAAACAGAACATATATTCCTATGTTAGGAGGAGACTATGAAAGGCGGAGTTAGAAAACGTGGAAATGCATGGTACTACTACTTTGAAGCTGGAAAAATTGATGGTAAACGAAAAAAAATAGAGCATCCAGCCGAAGGGGCACAAACAAAACAAGAAGCAGAAAGAGTCTTGCGGAGAAAAATACTTGAGTATGAAAATGTTGGTACTGTGTTTAAACCGTCAGATATGACCCTTCACGACTTTTTAATGTTTTGGCAGAAAGAATATGTCGAACTCAAATTAAAGCCTAATTCACAGTACAATTATGAGTCTGCAATAAGGATTCATATTCTACCTAATTTAGGTAAATATAAATTACGTTCATTAACGCCACATGTTTTACAACAGTTCATGAATTTAAAAGTCCGTGAGGGTTTTGCTCGTCAAACCTTAAATATTTTAGCTGGAATATTAAATAAATCTTTAAAACAAGCTGTGTACCCATACAAATACATTAGCGAGAACCCAATGCAATATGTCGAGTTGATGATTGAAACTTCTAGAAAGCCTACTAGGGAAGATTTAAAGATTCAAAGTAAAGAGAATCTACAAAAGTTAAGCCGTTACTTTTGTGAAGGACATCCGTTTCATGTTGCTTTCCAAATTGGGCTACATACAGGTGTGAGGGTAGGAGAAGGTTGTGGGCTTCAATGGGATCAAATAGATTTTGAGGAAAAAACAATGGAGATCAATCAACAATTAGTAGGTATTAAAGATCAAGAAACAGGTAAAACAAATTGGTCTCTTGGTCCGCCAAAATCTAAAGCGAGTTATCGTACAATCCCAATAAGCAACGCATTAGTGGAAATTTTAAGAAAGGAGAGGTTACGTCAAAAACAAAATCGTATAAAGTATGGTGAATTTTACCTCAAGTCAGACTTAGGTGATTTTGTTTGCATTAAAGAAAATGGAGAGATAATCACTCCATCCGTCGCCAAATACCACACTAGAAAAGCTTGTGAGGCTTTGGATATCAAATTTAATTATCACTCATTAAGACATACTCATGCAACAATGCTAATAGAAAGAGGTATGCCTATTAAAACAGTCCAAAAAAGATTAGGGCATAGCCGATCAGCTATTACTGAAGACCGTTATGTTCATCTTACACAAAAAATGGCACGTGACGCTGCTGACATATTTGATTCTATTGCACACGAATTATAA